AAAGCAACAGCAGCAACAGCAACAGCAGCAACAGCAACAGCAGCAACAGCAACAGCAACAGCAACAGCAACAGCAGCAACAGCAACAGCAACAGCAACAGCAGCAACAGCAACAGCAACAGCAACAACCGCAGCAACAGCAACAGCAACAGCAACAACCGCAGCAACAATCTGGAATACAATCATCGAATCGGAAATTAAAATTGCCATTACCATTTGAGAAATTTTTAAATATGACATTGGAGAAATATATAGAATTTCTTACAACAGTAGAAAATATTCTCATTAGAATAAATGGAATGTATAATCCCCAAAATAAAAATAGTCTTTCTCCTGTCGCTCAGCCTTCTCAGGCGGTTGTTAATTCTAAAAATAAAAACATATATTTTTATGATTATAAAAATTTAATTGATATTATTCAACAAATTAAATCTAACGTGAAACAATATAAAAGTAAAGAGGATAAAAGGATCAATAATAAAAACCGTGAAATAAATGCTATGAAAACAAATAATGATGAAAAAACTATTCAAAAATCATCTCAAGAACATGGTCTATCTCCACCAACATTATTCCGATATTTAAGAAACAATTTTGATACAAAAACATTGGTTTATAATTTTGGAAGATGTTTGTTCGATTTTTGCGCAACAACTGAACAATCAAGAAATAAGCTTCGACAGATTGTCAGAGAAAAATTAAAATTAGAAGTTGGAGAAAAAGATGGTTATGGATTTAAATTAGAAGTTCAGAGACAATTACAAAAATTTATTGATGATTATGAAATCAGGAGTGGTCAAGTTTTAGAAAATAATATTGATAAAAAAGTTATACCAATATCAAAAGGTTTATTTTCAAAGAAGAAATCAAAGAGAGAAATATTAGCAGATATTAATTTGATTAAAGAAATAATAACTAAGCCAAAATCTCCCTATCAACAATTTAATGAAATCATAGAACAAAATGTATTACCATTATTAGAAATATATAAAAAATATAATATAATTGATAATTCTTTAATTCAAAAAATAAATAATTTAAGAAATAAAATAAAACAGGGTACAACTCAGAATATAACATCCAATAAAGGAAATAAATTAAATAAATATAAAGAAGAAAAATTTAAAGAAATTACTGAAATGCTTCGTCCATATCAGAAAAAATTCTTGGATTCAGTTATAAATAAAAATATAAGACATAAAAATACAGAATATTTGGAAAAAATACAAAATAAAAATAAAAAAATAGTCAATATAACAAATATACCTACACCATTAAAAAAATCAAAATATATCGTTATTGAAAATGAAAAAGGTAAACCAGTAAATTATATTAAATATAAAACAAATATTCCAATTGTTCAAAGTCGATAAATAGCCATATTCCAGTTTAAAAACATCATTCATAATAAATTATTATGAATCTCCAATTTATAGCCGAGAATGTCTTCGTTATCTCACTAACAACCCGCGCCGACCGCCGTGAGAAAGTCTCGAAAGAGCTCAAATCCCAGAAGATTCCCTTCCAATTCTACGACGCCATCGCCGACGAGAATCCCATCTACGGATGTACCGCCAGTCATATCAATGTCATCAAAATCGCCCGTGATAAGAGGCTCCCATACGTCCTCATTTTAGAAGATGACGCCAAGTTCGTTCAACCATTCAAGCTACCTCCCCTTCCACGCGATTGGTCGATGCTTTTTCTGGGGGCCTGTGTGAATAAGATATACGACGAGTATTATTACCGTTGGAAGCGCTGTTCCAATTGGTATGCTCACGCCTACATTGTCCGTGATACAATGTATGACCGCATCATCGAGGAGGCCTCCCAGAATATGGACAAGCGCCTCATTGATGAATACTATTGCGAGTATCTTCATCCGACTATCCAGTCATATTGTATCTACCCGACGATGATTACACAGGCCGACGATTTCAGTGATATCTTGAAAACGACGCTCGACCGCCATCAGAAGGTCATCAACTTCGATCGCCTCATCGAGATGAAGAACCCGAATCCCCCGCAATTTCCGGAAATCTACTGTATCAACTTGAAGACGCGCCCCGACCGCAAAGAATATATGAGCGAGTTATTCCGCAAGAACAACCTGCGCGTGAATTTCTACGAGGCGACCCCCCATCCCGATGGAGGCGCCGTCGGTTGTAGAACGTCGCATCTGGACATCTTGCGAGAGGCCCGCGACCGTGGCCTACCGCGGGTTTTGATATTGGAAGATGACATTGAGTTCATCGGGGACCTGAGGGAGGTCGTATTACCGGCGGAGTGGTCGATGTTTTATTTGGGCGGGAACTGGGTCGACATCTTGAATAAGGCGGAGTCCGATAACTATTGTAGGGTCCGCAGTTGGAGCACATACGGCTACGCCGTGGCTTCATCGTTCTATGATACGCTAATCGAGGGGCTTTCGGGGACGGAGAAGGAAATTGACCGCTACTATTTGGAGAACGTCCATCTTAATCATCCGGTCTATATGGCGAAACCGCAGGTCGTCGTCCCCGCGGAGGCGTTCGACAGCGATTCCGATATTCGGGGGGCGGATGAGGGCGTGAATTACGGCTTCCTGCGCGACGCGGAGAGGATTAATTTAGGGGAGCGCGATGTCGCAAAACCGGCGAAATTGAAGATTGTTGGCGCAGCCGACATAAAAGCCGTGGAGGATGCGGACCTTCCGATGGTCTCCATTATTACGCCGACGCGCAACAGGAACCATTTTATGAAGTTGGCGGTTTATAATTTCTATTCGCAGAATTATCCCAAGGATAAATTGGAGTGGATTGTTATTGATGAAAGTAGCACCCCCGTCAAGGACCTTCTACCGGCGGATGACCGCATAAAGTATTACTATGTTAATGAAGAGGAGCGGAAGTTCGTGTTTGAGTCGTGGGTGGCGCGGTATGAAGGAGATCCCCCCGCCCCTCACAAGAGGGAGTATGGAGACTTCTACAAATTGCGCCTTCCAATTGGGTTAAAGAGGAATATGGGCGCCAGAATGGCGACGGGGGCTGTAATCGTTCATATGGACGATGACGATTATTATCCACCGAATAGCGTCCGCCTTCGTATAAATTTCATGAATTACTCAAAGAAGCCCTGTGTGAGCTGTTCTTCCATCGCGAGTTTCAACATTTGTCGGATGATATCTATGATTAATGTTCCCCCGTTCGATATGAGCTATGAAAAGAGGACGAGCGAGGCTACTTTGGCTTATGAGCGCGGATTTTGGGAGAAGAGGAGGTTCGAGGGGGGAGATGTATGTAGTGAGGGAGAGGCTTTTCTGAGAGGGCGGACTGATGAGGTGTTGGACCTTGATTGGCAGGGGATTATAATCAGTTTGCGTCATAGTGGGAACATTTCGAATAGGAACGAGCTGACTGAGGAACCCAATGGCTGGCACTTCGGTAAAATCGACAATCAGCTATTTTTATTCTTGACGTCATTGGATGAAAAGAAATAGATGGATAAAAAATGATAGTAAATTATGATTATTTTTTAGTCATATACAGTTCAAAAATGAGCGCAAACGCAAACGCAAAAATAATTAGAATTAAACAAAATGTTGAGAAAGAATACTTTTTCAGTCCTGATAGTTCTCGGTGTTATTTACAAGATTCTGCTGAATTACAATCAAAATCATCAAATCGTAGTAATACTGATTTGACTATCAATTTTGATTGTAATACAATTTTAATCAAAATTGATAGTCAGAATACACATGTTGTGATTGAGAATAATTATCCACTGAGCACACCATTACATGTTCATACAATCGCTCATCAAAATGGCGAAGTATCTTGTTACACAATTTTTGTGATTTTTGATGACCATATTTTGAGAATACGGTTGGAGAATTCAGAATTTGTTGAATGTAAGACTGAAACATTTTACATTTCGTCCGAATTACTTCAATCAATAAAACAAGATTCATTTTCAGCAATTGATGATGGGCAGAATTTGAGAGCGCATTTTGTTGTGGATAATGGTTATTTTTACGATATTGAATCATACAAATTATATTTAGAGAATGATGGAGACAGTCTTTTTCACATTGATAACGGATTATCATTCAGAATACCATCAAATATCGATAACATTCAAATAAATGGAGAATGTATAGAATGGATGATAAAATCAAAAGGAAAAAGAACGAAAATTTCGATTTCTCTGTTTGATGGAAAAGTTGATTCCAATGGTGTTCCATTATATCTTTTCGCACAAAATAGATATTATGAGGACCCTAAAACTCAAAATACAGTTACATCATGCGAAGGATTTCATATTTCGACAAGTGATCAACTCGATAGATTCCAAGGAATTAGCTTTGAAATTGTAGCGACAATGTATGTTTGTCCATTTGAAGATCATGACGACTTACCTGAAATTCAGGCGTTTATCAAGGCTTTTTTGGAATTGAACAAGTATCGCAGATGTTGATGTGATTCGGACTGTGGTTCGGACTCTGACTGAATTTTTCCAAATCGGTTTGGAAAATTATAATATAAAAATTGATTTGAATTATCTATTTATTTTTAGGGATATAAGTTGAAAAAATGAGCACAAGCGAAAAAAAACAACAACAACCGAATATAATTTGTGTTAATCATGATTCTGGTCCTGATTATGAATTATGTAGGAGTGATCAATCTCCGATTGATTTACAAAATCAACCTGAACTACCAGTATCATGTCGCGGATGGAATTACACATATACTGCTTATCACATTTCCAATGGGTTCGTTGTAATTGAGATTACTGCGACAAATACATTGGTTAAGATTGAATATCCTTGGCGGAGTAAACCATTGCATGTTCATATAATTGAACATCTATTTCCTGTATGTTATGATTCGTGTGATGATTGGGAAGTATGTGGTCATACAATATTCGTCATTTTTACTGACCATATGTTGAGAATCGATTTGGAGAATGAAATATTAGGTTCTTCATCTTCATTCAAAGAATGTAGAACAAATTTTTCATTCAATATTTCAAAACCCGAATCATCATCATTTACAATGATTGAAGATGAGAGAAATGAACGTTTGAGAGCTTGTTTGGTTTCGGATGAGACTTTTTGGAAAAAAGTGGAATTATTTGAAATCTGTTTATTCCGCGATGATGAACGTCTTTTTGATAAATATAAAAATATTTTCATCAAATTACCACAAAATATAACAGGAATCGAAATCCATTTAGAAGATGGTTATGTTATTCTAACAATGACATTAAACTCAAAATGTAATTCATTGGAATTTCAAATTTACATCGATTTTAGAGAAAATGATGGGTCCGATTCAATCTTTCTTTTGAACGAATGCGAAAGATGTATTCTTGCGACAAGTGATCAACTCGAACGATTCCTAACGATTGGGTTTGAAATTGTAGCGACGATTCGTGTTTGTCCATTTGAAGATCATGACGACTTACCTGAAATTCAGGCGTTTATCAAGGTTATGTTGGAATTGAACAAGTATCACATATGTCAATTGGATTCTGACTATGGTTCGGACTCTGACTGAATTTTTCCAACCCAGTTTGGAAAATTATAATATAAAAATTGATTAAAATTATCCATTTATTTTTAGGGATGTAAAGTTGAAAAAATGAACGCAAACGCAAACGCAAAAATAATTAGAATTAAACGAATTGTTGGAAAAGACTACTTTTGCAGTCCTGATAAATCTCGGTGTTATTTACAAGATTCTGCTGAATTGACATCAAAATCATCAAATCGTAGTAATACTGTTTTGATTATTCGTTTTGATTGTAATACAATTTTAATCAAAATTGATAGTCAGAATACACATGTTGTGATTGAGAATTATTATCCACTGAGCACACCATTACATGTTCATACAATCGCTCATCAAAATGACTATACATTTTTTGTGGTTTTTGATGACCATATTTTGAGAATACGGTTGGAGAATTCAGAATTTGTTGAATGTAAAACGAATACATTTTCCATTTCGTCCGAATTTATTGAATCAATCAGACAAAAATCATTTTCAACAATAAATGGCGGGCATGATTTGAGAGCGTGGTTTGTTGTGGATAAAGGTGAATTTTTCCAATTTGAATCATACAATCTCTTGTTTGAAAATGTCGGAGACCGTATTTTTGACAAAGATAACGGATTTTCATTCAGAATACCCGCAAATATCGCTAACATTCAAATAAACGGAGAACGTCTAGAATGGATGATAAAATCAAAAGGAAAACGAACGAAATTTTCGATTTCTCTGTTTGATGGAAAAGATGATTCCAATGGTGTTCTTCCATTATATCTTTTCGCACAAAATGGATATTATGAGGACCCTAGAACTCGAAAGATAGTTAAATCATGCGAAGGATTTCATATTTCAACAAGTGATGAAATTGAGGAATTTGAGGGACTTGGATTTGAAATTGTCGCAACGATATATGTTCATTTATTAGATAAAAATACTGGACATTTAATCCAGAAATTATTGGTCTTGAATCGTTATAGTGGATGGGATTTTCCTGATTCTGAGGCTGAGTTTGAGTCTGAGCCTGAGTCTGATTCGGACTCTGACTGAATTTTTCCAACTCAATTTGGAAAATTATAATATAAAAAATCAAAATTTTTACATAGAAAAAAACTTTTTTATTTTCTCCAAAATATTGTCCTTCTTCGTGGCCTTGTGATTATTAGATTTTGTTGCGGTCTTAGTCTTTTTAGCTTCTTTCTTCTTAGAATCCTTCTTGGGCTTAGTAGTCTTAGTATCCTTCTTGGCTTTGGAGGACTTCTTCTTAGCACCACCGGTCTGTCCGACAACTGGATTATTGGGGGAGTGAGGAAAAAGGCCATCAATCAGAGAACCATTGGATTGATCGCTTGAAGGAGCGCTCATCGTTGCGTTTGCATCAAAAAATTGCTCAGGGGCGGAAGTTGCTCCGGCTTCATCACCACCTCTCTGAGTTTTACGCTTGGGTTTCTTCGTAGAAGAAGCTTTCTTAGCAGGTTTCTTAGTAGAAGTCTTCTTAGTTTGTTTCTTCGCAGAAGACGCCTTCTTAGCTGGTTTCTTCTTTGTAGAAGCGCCACCGTATTTCTGATTATAACTCGTCTCAAACTCTTTCCATTCCTTCTCAAAATCAAACTCACTAAATTTTGAAGATTTTGATTTTCCTTTCTTTCCTTTCTTTCCACCAGTCATATCAACAGAACTGTATCTTTCAACACCATCATAGTCAAAACCTTGAATCTCGCCAGCCTTTGAATCAGTATTTCCACCTTTCATTATATTATAAACAAACAAAATTATTTTTGTTTCCATCTAATGAATTTTTCCATCTTTACGAACCTTTCCTAAACGGATTGGTTTATCAATGTCTAAAATGTCATAAACATCTAATGTTTCCATGTCAACTCCCACTTTCCGAATATTCTTCGGGGCCACCTTTAATGGATTCGCGCACTCCTTATCATGAAAATAGCAGAGGCTCTTTTTCTTTTTGTCGGCCCACACTAAATTATTATCATCATCTAAAAACATCGGCTCCAATTTCTTATGAACCGTCTTCGTTTTCATTTCCGTTTTCTCATAAACGAAGTCGTCCTTAATATTTGCTTTATAAGCTAAACCTTTGGCATCCAGTCCGAAACTGAAACACTTAATTTCCTTCTCATTATCTACCGCATTCAATTTACAATCGACCGCGATATCCTTCATAATCCGCTTAATTTCTTCTGTTACGCGCATCTTCTTTTGCGCAATCTCATACATATATTCATCGGTCGTTTGCTTTTCATCATGGGCCTTCGCATCGTCTTTTCCAACAACCGAAAAATACCGGTATACATCGACGGTCCGGTCCTTTTCGGGGAGGTCCATATGTGATAAATAGCGGTTAGCCCGTCCAATGACCTGCGACGTCCGCACATCATGCCAGTATGGTTCCATTACATGGACCTGACGAATATTTTTCATGTCTAAACCCTCTGCTCCGGCGCTCGTAACTAAAATGGCCTTCAATTTATCCCCATACATATTCTCCTTTGAATTATAAAGGTCAAGTATAACTTTGCGCGCGGTCTCAGACTCTTCACCAGAATAAATTGCGAACTTTTTAGCCCCCTCCGGATTCTCCGGCTCTAAATAGTCGAACCGCTCCCACCCATTCGCCTCCAAAACCAGCGCGAACACACCGATTCCTTCAAGCGACCGGAAAGCCGAATATACGAAAATGAGGCCCTCGCTCTTGTCCATATTTTCCAGAATCTTCGACATTTTGGGGGAATATGTCTTCAATCCAGACTCCGTATTTACGAGATATGTCTCCTTTTTCGCGCCCAACTCTTTCAGGGCCTTATCGATGAGCGATTTGTCCTTCGCGTTCAGAACGTCGTTCGCCCTCTTATCCTCCTTCTCCATCTCTTCCAACTCTTCCATCTCTTTATAGGTCTTCTTCTTTTTCTTATCGAGCATCTTCTTGCGCGCATCTTTGAGGAATTTTCGGACGAACGGGCGCTCAATTTCCTCGGGGAAAGTGAAATTACTGAACTGGCGACTGAATACTTTGAAAAGGGATGATATCTTGTTCTGGGACCGGTTCTTGCTCTTAGTATTCCCGATTTTCCCCAGCATTTTTTGAACAACGCTGGATTTCTCTTTTTCCATTTCAACATCTCGAATTTCCTTGTATTTTAAGAATTGATATGGGCTCATCGCAACATATTCGAAATTAACTGGGTTAACTGTGGGATAGTAGATTGGCTTCCCACCACGGTAGTAGCTGACTATCCCGAGCATCCTCCTTTTGAGCATATCCACATTTTTAAGAACGTCGCCCTCCATCGTTTCTTGAATGAAATAGCTGTGGAATTCATCTTCGTCCTCCGGATATAAAGTGTATCGCGCTACTTCAATAAAATCGAGGCTAATTCCGGAGTCGCTCGCCATTTTAATAACGGCGCGGACCGTCGCATCATACTCGCTCCCCCGCGTATATAAATATACGTATCGCTGATAAACGTCGATATATTCAATGTCCCCCACAGTTATCAACTTCTTCCGGAGTTCTTCTAATTGGACATCTATTCCTCGCCCCTTATCTTTGACCGATTTTAGGAAGAGGGTCGGAACGTGAATGTAGCCACGGAGTATGTTGGATAAAAGAGCGACCTCGAACGGGTAGTTAATGATGGGGGTTCCACTTAATCCGACGATTTTGATGTTCTTCGCTTCCATAAGCATCCGATAAATTTCAGGGCCCTTCTTACTTTTTGTAACCATCATTGAAATCAGATTGTGGACTTCCTCAATGATAATAGTGTGGTTATCGAGTGATGAAATCTTCTGTAATTGTTCGAGTGTGTTGGGCGCATTATAACTGATGAACGTGTAAATTTTGGAGTAGTCCTTATCAGTGTAATCGACTCCGCAATCTCCCATTAGCGCAGTTATGTAATTCGTCCGGAGACTTCCGGGGCATAAAATAATGACGTTCTTTTTAGTTTTAAGATGCTCGGCGACGGCGATACTTGAACACGTCTTTCCACTCCCGAGGCCGTGGTAGAGCAATATCCCGCGGTATGGGGAATCAATTGATAAGTAGTCTCTGACGAATTTTTGGAAGGGTCTGTAGTCCCACTTTGTCGATTTGTTTTCAACCTGTTTAATCCGATATTTTATAAATTTCGTGTTTATCCATTCCGGAAATTCTTTCATATTTTGTGAAACCCAAAGCATAATTACTATTTTATATTTAGAAAAAAAATGGTATAAAAATAATCGTATATAATAAGTATGTCAGAAATTGATACTATTGTAAAAGAGGGAAACTCCCTTTCAAAAAATGACCTTGAAACAAAACTTTCCATCAAGAGGGATATACTATCGATTGTTTCTAAAATGAAAGATAATACATTCATTATGAATTTGAAAATGTTTGACTGGAAGCAGAAAATAGTTAGCGGGGAGATTACGATGACTGATGATCCCAGTCAGGCGGAGTGGCTTCTTGAACCGCTTTCCGTCTATTGCGATGATATTGAAGATAGCGCCCGACATATAGCGGATGAACTATTCCGGATGAAGCACCAATATGTAAAAGCGCGGAATGATATTTACTCCGACCGGTTGAACGTAGATGTCAATTTTGAACTGGCAGCCATCATTATTAAAACGAATCCTACCATTACGAAGCAAGTGGATTCCGTTTTACTATATGGGGCGCGTCTGAATTTCAATGGGATGTTAATGGTCCCCATACTACTCTATGAATACATGACCCCTAAATTTAATTATTTAGCATGGAAAGAAAATTTAGAGATTGAGCCTTTTTTGTGGAAGGCGCAAATTGATAAATGGAATAAGAACCCTGATAAAGTCATATATAGTCCACGCGCTCCTTCTTATGCGACAGATATTCATAAAAGTGTGTTGGCCCTTATTCATAGGGAGGCCGACGGGTCATATATAATGACGGGCTATTATACATATTATCTTATGTGTGGGGCAGAGAATGGGCCCTATCAGGGAGATTATCACGTATATCATGAGAGGCCAGAGGATTTCATCGGCCGCATTCGCGAAGCGCACGAGATTGATGTTCAAGAGGAAGAGCCCATCTTTTATTTTGAGAAGAAGGCGTATAAGGTTTATTATAATAAGGCGCTGGTATTAACGATATATCATTTCGATTACTTGATGAATTATATTGTATGTAGCGGTTATAAGCACGTGAATTATCACGGGGTTCTTCTTTTCCTTTGTTTGGAGATGTTGAGGTCCGGTAAGAAGGGGTCCGATGATATCGGGTATTTAATAAAGACGCGAAATAACTCGAAGAGTTCGAAGTTCGAAATATTACAGAATGTTTGTTCGGGCCCAAGGACGACTCCCCAGATTGAATTTAAGAAGAAGGAATGGAATCACGAGCTCAATTTTTTTCATCGCCCAAATAAAGTAGAAGATGATTCCGATTTAAAAATATAATCATATATAATATAAATATGACGAACCAATATGAAATATATTCAGAGAAGTTTTATGAAGAACTTCCCGCGCTACTTGAAAAAATAGAAGTTGAGAATACAGATGTTCCAAATATAGGATTAGAAGATTATAAAAAACAGATTGATATTGTTGAGCGATTCATCGCGCGAAATAAATTGAAAATATATGGTGGGGTATCTTTGAACAAATTCATGCCCGATGATGATAAAATATATAAGAATCGTGAGGGTAAAATCGTTGATTTTGATATTTACAGTCCCATGCCCAAGAAGCACTGCGTTGAGTTGGGGAATGAGCTGTTTAAGGCTGGGTTCAAATATGTAGATATTCGCGAGGGGGTTCATGCTGGCGTTTATAAAATATTCAATTATTTTCAAGAAGTTGCGGATGTGGTATATATTCCGGAAAGGATATACACTTTGATTCCTTATAAGACGATGAATGGAATGAACTATGTATTACCGAAATATATGAAAATTGATATGCTGGTATCTCTTACGAACCCACAACAGAGCATGTTTAGATGGAAGAAGGACTACGAGAGATTACAAAAATTAGAGAAATATTTTCCTACTGAAAAACCGAAGAATTTTGTTGAAAAGCGGAGCAAGTATGTAAAATCGGAAATGGAAAAGAAAATATACGAGTATGTTGTCAAAAGGGATGATGTTATATTTTTTGGAGATATTGCGTATTATGCTTATATGAAAAGCTCGGGACTGGTCGATTATTATTCGCCGGAAGTTAAATATATCGAAATTGGCGTTCAGAATCCGTCATCTCTGTTAAAGGATTTACAGCAGTTTGGGAAGATTAAAATTAAGAAGTATCATCCTTTTTTAAAATATGTTCCCGTTCGATATATTGTTTCACCTGATAATAATGATAATCATATTCTACTTATTATTTATGAATTGAACGAGAAATGCGTTCCGTATGTTTTATATAATAAAATAAAGATATCATCTTATCATTCATTGGTCCTCTATTATTATTTCATGTATTATTTGTCGGCGTGTTATGGAATTCGGGATAGAAAAGATGTTGTAGAATGCTGTTTGTATGAGTTAGATAGAGCAAAGAAATATTATTTCGCGCGAACAGGAGATAATGAATTTTCAAACAGTTTATTCCGATATTTTATAACGGCTTGTATTGGGACCGAGAAGAATTTGTTGGCGGATTCGAAGGTTCGGAAGTGGAAGAAAGAGAGGACATTCACTTATACACCGGATAAAAGGGAATTTTTGGTTTTGTCGGAAAAAGTTCCAGCTGGGATTGTTTATAATATGAGCGGGGAATTTGATAAAGAGATTAAATAGAATTACTCTCAATTTGGAAAGAATTTGTCAAAAAATGACATTTTTTTAGCTTTTATTGTATTTATCAGTCGCACATTTTCTTCTTTCAATTCCATATTTTCAATTTGTAATTGGACCATCTTTTCACCTATTATGTGTTTGTATTCATTGAATTCAGTTTCATATATTTTCTTCATCTCGGATTCTTTTGTGGTTGTGAATTCGGTTTCGATTTGTTGTAATAAGAGCCATCTCTGTTCTTCTAATCGGGTTTGCTCTTGTCTTAAACTGTCGCGATATTTTTGGAGATTGGATTCATTTTGTTTCAATAGACGCGTTTCCAGTTCTTTGAGTGCGAATTCTTTCTCTTTCAATAGTCGCGTTTCGAGTTCTTTGAGTTCAGATTGATATGAATGTTTATACACATTATATTCCGTAATATATTTTAATTGCTCAAACCGTCGCATTAAAAACAATATAATTTGCTTCATTGCGCATAATTTTTGTTGTTGAATTATTCTTTCTAAATAAACTTCTTTTTTAAATTTGAATAAATTTTCCGAATATTTCTTTTGAAGCATTTTTATTCCAATATTTTCCCATTGTCGCTCCCGTTTTCTTTTTCGCATTTCTTGCCGTGATTTTCTGAAAATGATTGCGCCACTTATTTTTTGAAGGGCCAGTCGCGCGTCTGAATATTTTTGTCGCGGTCTCAATCGCACAACAACTCCAAAAAAGAAATCGAACACTCTTTTAATTTCTTTATTCAACAATTCCGGTAATTTCGCCTCAGTCGCTTTCGTATAAAAATACATTGTCTTCCCAGTCATGATTCCTTCCCGCAGTAAAATATCTTCGAGCGCAGTTTGTGTAAATAGAATTTCGTATTTTTTATTAAACGGCGCCTTCTTCATCCGAATAGGGAGCGTCTGGCGCGCTATTTTAAGGGCGCTCATTATCCCGCAATAATTCAACTGGTTCCTAACCTTTTCAACATCCCACTTTTTGGGAATGTGTTCATCGTTCGGTTTGATACATCGGATAAAATGGAGTGATGACGATTCCAGCTCATTCATCAACTCGCTCAGCTTCTGGCGAAACTGCGAAGATATAGTGCTAACACCAATCGACCCCCTCTTGTTCATTGGCTGTTTCGTCTGTATGAAAAGTGGCGACGATTTCATTATTTTCCCAATGAAACTCGAAACATCAGACGAAATGCGGTCGATATTCTTTTTGTAAAAATCACCGGTAGTGTATTCAACCATATCCGCATAGTGCTTAACAATTATTTTATCCCTATAAATCCGATACACTTCAACATTTTTTGGAAGAGATGTCAGAAGACTTACATCGGATTTCGCATCTAATAGCGTTTTCTCATCGAGAATCGCGAAAAAGCCGGACGGCTTCGATTGAAAAAAATAGATGATATGGCGGTTCGATTGAAAAGAGATACTCTCATGCGCAACCCCCTCTTCTTCAAGAAGCTTAATTTCCTCTTCGAATACGTATTTGTTGAATAAGGTCTGGATACATTCATTCGTGAAGTTGATACATAATTGCTCGAACCCATTCTTCTCGAAGACTTCGAAGCCGAATATATCCAGAATGTTGAACTGTTTCTCAGGTTTCAGGTCGCGATTATTTATCTTCCGGTTTATGAGCGCGACAACCCCATCAAATAAATTCTCATATATTTTCATAACAAGCGTATTCCGTGTCTGGGCCATCTCCGCCTCATTCAAATCGATGACTATGGTCTCTTCATTACTCGTAATCGTTTTCTTCGTCAAAACGCTATTTAGGTCTTCCGTCGTAAAACATTCCATATTCGACTCAAATCGCCCACAGAGAAGATTGATTAAAAATTCCATTATTTTATCGAAATGAATCCACGCATCATCCCCAAGGGAGCTATCTGACCATAATTTGCGGAAGTTGTCCTTTTGGAGGAATGATGAATCCCAGTCGGGGCGCGGTTGCGAAATATATGTCGGGACGTTCGATTGATAGCCGAATGTATAAAAAATATGATAGTTCGAATCCTTATTCGATACAATCCGCGTCTTTTCAAGAAGGTATGTCGTTATTTTTGAGTTGTAGTCGCCATTATTTATGTCGATTTCGATGTATTTTCCGAAACGGGACGAGTTGTGATTACGAGGGGTCGAGGCGTTCCCGAGAGCCTCTAAAATGAGGTTATACTGGAATAAATTTGTGATTTTCGTAAGATATTGGATGATTATTTTGGTAGTCTCCGTTTTTCCGGCGCCGGACTCGCCACTTATCATGACGGAATGCTTCATTGATTGGGAGTCAAGAATTTCATTAACCATCCGGTGAATATGTGGTGGGGTCGCGACTTGTTGGAATGGATTTGCGGAAATAAGAACGCGCCCCGCATACGTGTAAATATCGTCATTTTTATAACGGGCCTCTAAATTTGAGTTGATATCTTCTATGTTTATATTCTCCATTTAAGATATTCTTATATTTTTTATATAAAACTAACCAATTTTATTCACTATTTTTTTTAGAATTTTATATTTTTTGTTAAAATGAATATTATGTATAAATTTATAAGCGTTTTTGTATTTTTTTTCATTATCAAGACCCAATATCCAAATAAGAAAATTACTAAATAATTTTTGAAATTTATTAGAATGCCAATTTGAACGATTTTCAGTTTTTGGAAATAATTGAATAATCAAATATAATTTATAACTATATGTTTTACATAATTTATTTGTTAAATCGTCTATGTTTGTTTTATCGCTATATAAATTTACATATAATTTATTAATCGCCTCTTTATTATATATCATGGCATGCGCTCCATATTTAACATATATTTGTAAAAAATTATTGTTTAAATAATATTTATCAGATGATTTTGCAATTATACTTCCAAGCGTTAAAATTTCAGGGTTATATATGTCTAAAAAATCATATATATTTTTTTTATCAGTATTTTTAATTTCACATACTACAAAATCTTCTTCAAGTATAAGAATTCTTTCATAATTATGTTGAAGCGCATGACTAAAAGCAATCATATACGCATCAGATATATCAGAATCTGTTTTTTGTTTTGCTAAATACTTACTACAATTTTTAAATCCGTAATTCCATTGAAGATATATATTTCGCGTAAATGGATAATCCTCTAACTGTCTTCGAACTCTTTCTTCGTGTTTTGAACCTACCATTATTAGAACATATGTCATATCCACATTCTGAAAAATAATTTGACTATCGTATTTGTTGTGTGTGCTTATTCTTTCATGTCTATAACATTGATTATTTATATTCATAATTATAATTGAGAATTTATAATTATATTTTCTATAAATATTTATGACCATAACGTTCATTATAGTCAGTTTGGAACTTAAAAACATACGAAATTGTTAAAAATATTGAGATTACTTTACTGAAATATCCACTGAATATAATTAAAATTATAAATAATAATACAATAATAACATCATCAATACAATATCCATTATAACTATAATATATTGGTGTAAAATTAGTATATACATATAGATTCTTTATTTTATTGTTAAAATCTGTATGTTCAATATCGTTTGTTTTTTCATTATATTTTACATTATTATCAATTATATATTTTATTTTATATATACCGAATCCACTAAAAGCAGAATCAACTTTAACTAAATTTTTTTTAAAATATATTTCAATCAATTTATGCGATGGTTTTATTGCTGAAATATCATATACACAACTATTATGTGATATTGACATCCCAAATATTCCATTTGTATCTTTATCATTTTTAATTATATTGAACATATTATATAATTCTTTCATATCAAAATCTATAAAATCCAAATCTAACATAAATATATAATTACACTCCTTCCAGTTTTTTGCTTGATTTAAGACTTGATTTCTTATAAAAGCGAGTCTTCTTGTTCTATTAGAACAATTACGTTCATTAAATTTATTACACAATTCAGTTGAATGTTTTCCATCTAATTTTAGATGTTCTCCATAAATATTTTTATATTTTTTCTTAAATTTATCTAATATTTCGTTTGTTTTATCAATACTATCATTTTCAACATAATATATTCTATAATTATCTAAATATAAATCTCCAAATTGAATAATCTTCATCAAATTCTTTTCTAAATATTTATCTCCATCCTTAACTATAAAACAAAAAGCAACATTATTCATATAAATATATTATATATTTATAGTAAAAAAATAATATTTTCTATATAAAATTAAATGTCATTTGGATGTAATATCGCAAAAGCCGGAACACAAGAAGCCGTTTTCTGTCAGGTCCAAAAATTCCCCCGAATTGTCGTTATTTCGAAAGCATATGGCTATTTAGAAACACTCGAATTAAATCCGTGCGTCCCCGTCGGTAAGACGAATCAGCCTTGTGGCTTTGGTTGTTGCGCGGATATTCCCGACGCCTCAAAGAGACCAGTCATTCAACCAAAGTCGGGACAACCATACAATCCCAACCAACAATTTCAGTTAGTTTCTCCTGCGGAGCAGATTGCTTGTTATAATTTACGATCCAGTTTGAACACATGTGATGTAAATAAACGGAACTTTATAAAATAACTTTTTTTAAAAAAATAATAATTTGAAAAAATATAGTTATTTTTTTAGATGAATAAATTCATAATCTAAAAAGTCTGAACTAAATTTAGTAGAAAATAATGGATTATTGTAGGTTTTTATCTGTTCGCATATTTTCCCGCTTTGCGGGTAAATCGGTTTAGCAATACAACTTGTATATTTCCAACAGTTCTATATTTTCATCATTTTCAATCCGGTCAATACAATCTTCGATTGTTTCAATCAATTTATCTAATTTATCGTCAATATCTACTTTACTGATATTGTCATCTGGATTAAAACGGATAAATATCCATTTACCACTATGAATCATATATAAGTCATCATAACGTATTTCTTCATCTTTTTGGTCATATCCTCTATGTCCAAACTCGTCAGTTTCAACTGCTAAAATAGTATTACCTATCAATTTACGATGATCTATACGACGTCGATGTGAGCAATCACAATTACCAGTATATAATGGTCTATCATGGACAAATTTTTCAAAATTCGAATTGATCGCATTTCTAACCATAATTTCTTTTGTATGAGTGTATATAACCTGACTGCGTTTATCATCTGGAAATATACGCTTGAAACAAGTTGCACAGTATCCATCATATTTTAAACATCCACTTCTTGAATCTATCCAATCTATACAATTCGGACAACGTGTTCCACCTCCATGTGAGATACATTTATTAGTTTTGCCAATTGCACTTGCTTTACAATCGGGTTCATTACATCGTTTTCCGCCTCCATGTCTCTTACATTTATCAGATTTTTCTCTTGCGCTTGAATTACAATCTGGCTCATTACATCGTTTTCCTCCTCCATGTAATATACATTTATCTGATTTTTCTCTTGAACTTGAATTACAATCTGGCTCATTACATCGTTTTCCTCCTCCATGTGATTTACATTTATCAGTTTTGCCTTGTGCACTTGATTTACAATCCGGTTCATTACAACGTTTTCCTCCTCCATGTGCGACACATTTATCAGTTTTGTCTATTGCGCTTGCTTTACAATCGGGTTCATTACATCGTTTTCCGCCTCCATGTGCGATACATTTATCAGATTTTCCTCTGGCGCTTACTTTACAATCTGGCTCATTACATCGTTTTCCTCCTCCATGTGATTTACATTTATCAGTTTTGCCTTGTGCACTTGCTTTACAATCCGGTTCATTACAACGTTTTCCTCCTCCATGTGCGACACATTTATCAGTTTTGTCTATTGCGCTTGCTTTACAATCCGGTTCATTACAACGTTTTCCGCCTCCATGTCGCTTACATTTATCAGATTTGCCTATTGCGCTTACTTTACAATCGGGTTCATTACATCTTTTTCCGCCTCCATGTGCGATACATTTATCAGATTTGCCTATTGCGCTTACTTTACAATCGGGTTCATTACATCTTTTTCCGCCTCCATGTGCTTTACATTTATCAGATTTTCCTCTGGCGCTTGAATGGCAGTTGGGTTCGCTACAACGTGTTCCGCCTCCATGTGCGATACATTTACCAGATTTGTCAATTGCACCTGATTTACAATCATGCTCATTACATATTTTTCGTGTCATATTATTATAATAATATAAATTTGAAATTTTTTAAATCATTTTTTTGAAAACAGAATTATGTATTTTTTAGTGGTTTCAAAAATTAAATTTTTTTATATCAATACTAATCGTTATAATTTGCGGTCCAGTTTGAACACATGTGATGTAAATAAGAGGAATTTTTATATCAATACAAATAGTTATAATAGTGTTTTGGGTCCATCGACGTAAGATTTATAAAAATGTATTGCTTTTACACAATCTATTATTTTTTGGAGAATTTTTCCAATACTTTTGATAAAAACGACGCAATTATCGTTTCATTATCAATTCGTTGCATCGCTGCTTGAAAAATCATTCGTTCACGAAATTTACGTGCGGCTTCTTCTTTATTCGTTGAGCGTGTGATTCTTCCATTTTCTTTGGATTGTTGTTGATTCATTTTGTATGATGTAATGAAGTAATATCGTAAAATTTGTGCGTGTTTTTACCATCAATTTTATCAAATTTAATCCTCATTTTTTAGTATGTGCGCGTTTCCATTTTTCAAGTAATTCGGAAACCCACTCTGAATCCCGCTTCATAATTTCCGCCACATCCGGAGTCCTTTTATGTAATAAGTTGTATTGCACAACAAGTTCGTGTATAATTGTAATAAGTGCGCTGTGTTCCCCATGATTATGACGCAATGAAATAATCGCGCTAATTAAAGCCCGATGGCGCGCAATAGATGACATTTTCTTAACTTCTGAATATCCAAAATGAGAGAGGACATGGTCATCCGAAAGTGGTATTTTCTTAGGAGAAGCTTTCTTCTTACAATCTCTATCATGACAAATTGATTTTATTGCTTCTTTGTGCTTTTTGCGCTCGATCGCCACGTGTTTCTTCAAGTTTACTTTTTTACCCCCGTCCATATATGTTTATATAATATTATAAATTTTCAAAATATTGAAAAAATCACTTTCAATTAGATCGCGCTTTTTGTTGAGCTTTTGTTAGGCCCAACCAATCACGACGCTTTTTTCTTCCCGGACGTGTGCTATGTTGAGTTCGTGGTTCTCCAGAAAAGGAATAACGACTACTACCACCACCACTATAACTACTCGCGTATTTGGGAACAAATTTGTAAGTTTCACAGAATGACTCAATCTTCTCATCTGTGTCCAGCCGACTCACAACCAATTCAAGCCAAACTTCTCTTGTAAGAAGCCGGTCTGGGTTTGTAATGTAGAGCTTTGAACACACATATTCAAATGACGGCAATTTGTCGTATTTTCGACCTTTGACGTAATCAACAACAGCCTTTCGAAAATCTTCGTCAGTTGATTGAAACAATGTGAAATTGCGAGAACTGACAGAAACCGGTAATCCAAAAGGGATGTACGGAAGTTTCAAGAAGTCATTCTGACTAATGAACAAGTCATACAATGAGCAAAACAAATCGATTTCAATTGGAAATCCAATAATTTCTTTAAGTTTCTCTTTGAATATTTCATTCTGTTCAAGTTGTTCTTCTTCATTCAAACGAACGCTGGTTGGATAAAAGGTTCCATCTACGGTTATTAACTTCCAACCGATGAGGTTCCGATATCCAAGCAACCTCATTTTTCCACCATTCTTGTCTTGGTCCTCTTTATTACAGTTGAGAAGTTTCATCGAAACCTGAATAAGTTCAAGATGTTTCTTGATTTCAGATGGTAATTTGACACCCGAAATCTCCAACAGTTTCTTAATCTTTGGAAAATAAGAGATGTGCATGAGAAGTGGGTTCTGCGCAGATGTTTCACAAACACACGCAGATATAACCGTGAAAATAAGCGCATTCTGAATGCTCATATTGTCATGAGGAAACTCGGTTGATGGGCCACACAAAGTAGCGCAAGTCGTTGAGTTCTTCAATCTCCATTGGATTTCTTCCTCAATTTGAGGCTTGAACTCTTGAAGAAATGAGACCGATAACATACGGAGGGCAAAACAGAAGTAGAAAAGGTTGGGGTTTCCGACCTTCTTTCCATTGAACAACAGCTTCGCAAGCGCAGAGTCGTTAAATTTGACAATTGATTCTTTTTGTTCATTCGTCGCTTTTTTCGGAAATATGAGGAGTCCCGCATCACGCATTGAACCTCGTGTAAGAGGATGCGAAAGATTCAAAGCACTATTAATTGAATGTTGAACCATTCCAGCAAACCCATCCAATCCAATTAGAGTCATAAAGATTCCATCATTGACACCCAACAACATTGGAAATTTCCTCATCTGAGAAAGATTTCCTGATGGAAGTAGTGAATCACCTTGCGCAATTGGAACAATTGCGATTGTAAGTTCTCCGGAAATAGGGTCCTCAAAATCAAATGAAAGATTTTTAAAATTCGGGTCATCAAAATTACAAGGGTCCTCGATTGCGCAAGTAGCAATATTGACTTCTTCCGCAACACTTGCGTTCGCAGCAGCCAAACCAAAAATTCCACCCCCAGAATTGTGTAATCCGGATTTAATTCCAAAATCACTCAATCTTTTTGTGAGGTCGCTTTCAGTTCGAATAAGATTCGTAAGTGGGTTTCCATCCTTCTCTTTTTTCAAGTGAAAATCGGAAGTCATCTTCCTGACGCATCCCTCCAAGACAGAAAACGATAGATCTTTTTTTTCTATCTCAGCAGTAAATTCAGCAAGAACTGGATTTCCTTCTGGGGGAGCTCTGTCCAGCTCTTCTTGAAATTTGCGCATAAGTCGCTTAATTTCTGAGCGAAGTTTTACAACAATCCCGTCTGTTGGAGAACAACCGAGCGCAAGATTGTGAATAGACTCTTTAAGTTCAAGCGTGAAATCAGAAAGTTTCTTCATATCACGAAGCTTGTCAAACAATTTGAAGTAGTTTTCCGTTTCTCGTGAATTCAGGGAACCATTCTGTTCATAGATTTCCAAAACACATGGACAGTCGTATTTTGTAAAAGCAGAAAAAATCGATTTGTCAATTGTACCGCCAGTATTAATCAAAATGACTTTAATTTCCTTAAATTTGTGTCCAAATGGAAACCGCGCGTTCATTGCTTTACAGAAACTCAGCGCACTTGATGAACCAATTTGTCCATCAGAAACAATAATAAGAGTATCATTTTCATCAAAATTCAAAGGGATATCTTTAATAAAGCATATTGGATTTGTTCCACCATATCCTTTTTTTGACATGATCCAACTCAGAATTTCTGGAACTGAGCAGATAGTTGACTGGTCATCCCAACGAATAAACATTGAATTTTTTGGACATTTGTCAATTATTCGAAGTAGAATCGGGAAATACATGATTGAACTAGCATAACCAACAGAACCGGAACAATCAAATGCATAGAGTGTTCTTCCTTTTTTTTGATGCATCGATTCAACAATTTCACAAGCTTGTCCTTGAATCTTGTTTAGTCCGGTGTTTGAAAGAATTTCACGCGCATCTTGTTCAGATGCGATTTCATCAAGAATCGCATCTTGTTCAGATACGCTTAAGTTATCAAGAAACGCATTTAAATGAACGCCAGCTGAAACCAAAGCATCTTCCAAATCGTTTGGGTCTGGATTTTGTATTTTTGTTTTAGGTAAATTAAACATTTTTACTTATTTAATCACTAAAAATAAATCTAAAAATTATTTCAATTTTTTTATTTATTTATTCCCATATTTATCGCTATAATAACTTATGAAATTCAGTATAAGTTTAAATACAACAAAATTTCCATTGAAATGAATCTTGTAATTCAAATCATACGCATCCCATATCTTTTTCTTATCGCTGAAACCTAATGTTCCCAAAAACCACAAATACATTTTAACAGAGCGCTCCCTCTTTTTTTTATCGCGAATATGTATTCCCCAATTCTTTTGATTTTCCGTCCCTCCATAAACTTGAATAATTAGTGGTAATTTATAAGAATACATTTTCAGATAATCATTAGTTAGAATATCAACATCAATCGCAGTATTCATCTTCTGCGTGAGCAAATTATACAATTTCTGAATTCCGACATGATTATAAATAATCGCATGTGTGCCCAATTTTAGTTCGACCTCTTTAAAATTTCCCACCATTGCGCCCGTTCTCCAAAGGACACTCCCCATTAATAAAGCCTCTGGTTCATGAACTGTTAAAAATGATTGAATATCACGTATTACATCCTTATCACCCAACTTAGGGCTAATTATGAAGTCCTCCTCAAATACTAAAATCCGCCGGTAATTGTTCTGGATAGCATTCCTCAAAAAAGTGTAATTGCTGTCAACTAAATCGGCGATTGTATCTTGTCGCGCAATCGACTTCCGACACCGTTTGAATCCGGCGTTCTTTTGAAGAAGAATCCGCTGTCCCAGTGGGTATTTCGCGAGTTGGTCTCGGACGCGCCCCTCATACTTCGAATTGTTCATAATCATAACATAGACACAATCAATCATCGGAAACATCGGCCGTCCACTTTTTAATACTTCATATGTATAACAATAATCATTCATTTATTGTTATATAATAATATTATTTTATTTATCCTCTTGGAATAACACGAGAATCCAATTTCTCCATATTCTGCTCAACCTGCGTAACCTCAAACGTATATGAAATCTGCTTCTTCGCCTGAATATAGAAAGCCTCATAAGGTCTATAAAACCCATACGGTGGGGACCTCAAATAGTCCGGTATATTCTCAAATGGATACAGCACCTGAAAAGTGAGTTGCTCCGTCAGCTCCCCTCCGACACGCTGTCCATTTTGCGCAAGGAAACACAAGCGGTCCTGATCGTTATTACCGTATTTACGGACCTTCACGAATCCTTTTGTGGTTATCGGGCTCGTTGGGTCAAAAGCCATTCGCGGTTTTAATTTCACATAAATTCCACTGGTGTCAATATTCTCAATGTCAAAAATATACTTAGAGTTGATAACAATCAAATCCCCAACCGACAAAAATGGTCTTATATCTAACCTCTTCTCAACTCCATCATTCATCATATAAAAATAAACGACTGGATAATTATCAAAATTAATATAGATATCATCGTTTAATTTAATATAGTTCGATACTGGGTCGCAAGCAAATATACTATAAAATAAAATACGATCGCCCGGAAAGTTTCCTGTCGCGCATATCTTTTGACCACCATATGACGGGTCCTCCGCGATGACGGTTATCTTCGTCAAATGACTACCAGCTGGTAGGGGACAATAACGGTCCCCCACAACCTCTTCTCCCTGCTCAATTGATTGAATATAAACCTTATCGATTCCGACATTCAACAACTGATTAAACCGCGTAACCAATCGGAGAGTCATCTGCGATAATTTTGCGAGTGTCGTCGGGTAAAATGTCTTCCCCTCATAAGAGACCGTCTTCAAACCGACGAATTTTTTGGTAACGCCATATAATTTGTCGTAGTTCAATTTCGCAAGAGCCCTCCTCGATGCGAAGCTCGTCCCATCATATGCCCCATCAATCTCATCCACCACCAAAAAATAATACGGCTCATCCAATACATCCACATTGATTCCATAATTGTTCTGATATATTGGGCCATATGGATACGATGGGAACTGATTGGGGACCAGCTTATTCTCATCAATTCGAGGCCCATTGAAATCGTAGGGAGGCGAACCTCCGACGTAAATCGTATCCAGAGGAATCTGCGCATCCAAACACTTCAACTCCACAATGTTCTCATAAATATTCTCTAACTTAGCGCCCTTCCCGCCAACATTCTGATAAACGACAGCCTGTTTATAAATAACGACGCCATTCGCATTCAAATACGACGGGACTTCCACGACCTCATCAGGTTGCTCAAAGCGGACCTGAAAATTAGAGGGGGATGGATAAATCTCCAAATCGCGTTGAAGACTATCCACAGTAATATAATATTTGCGTGTCTGATAGTTCATCTTTTCGGGAGGAATGAGCCCGTAATTCAAATAGGCGTTGTTGCTCAGTTGATTGCTCAATATCAGCTCCTTTTCTGCGTTCCGGCGGTTCTCCTCCGCAATGCGCTCGGGCTTCTCATTCACTAAAAAAGTCTCCATAATGGGCTTCTCACCGCTAACGGCGGAATCATAATTTCTTACGGCACTTGGAGTCATCTGTGAAGGGGCGCTCAACCGCTTTCCAATGACGTCTTCCACCTTATTAGAGGCGTCCAGTGGTCTATCGAGCTTTCCATCCTGCTTATATTGGGTCCGCAACTTGGAAAAACGGTCAGATACGTCGTTGTTCTCGAACTCGCGGGTTGTGTTCTCACCTCGTAAATTTGCGGTTGATTTGAATAGGGATGCGAGTGTATCTCCTCCTTCGGCGTCCTCTAAATTGTTGGCGGGACTAAGATTTGAAAAAAAGCTGGGATTATTAGAGGGGCCATCATCACGGATAAAGTTTTGGCGCTGGTTTCCGATGGGCTTTCCTTCCATAAAACGGGTGGCGCCAATATCGGGCTCAATCTCTTTCATAGTCTCTTTCGTCATTAGCAATTGATTCTCATATGTCGTATCCCGATTCTGGTAATTATTCCCACTGTAAATATTTTTCTGGTTGGGGACAGTTGGCGCATAATTCTGGGACGGGTCAGGCCTGACGGATTGTCCCTCACGCTCACGCTCTTTCTTTAAGCGCTCGAAAGCATCCATTGGATTTTCCTCTGGTTTAAATATCGCATTTTGCGTTTTATTTAAGGAGCCTTCTTGTATATTTCGGACTACTTGCGGAAGAACTAACTCAACTGTTTTTTTATTAAGTGCTTGACTAACTTGTCTTGGATTTTTACCAAATTTGTCCTTGTTTTTCTCGAATAATTTCCCCATCACTTTTTGAATATCTTCTAAATAATACCCTTCTATATTTACTCCATACTGTTGCTTAATATTGCTATATATAACAGAAGCGACTGAATAAACATTTTCTTGATTTAAATAAGACATATTATTATAATATATTATTACAAAGTTTTTTAAACTAAGAAATATTGATTTGATTTATAAAAATAAAAATTTATTATTTTATTTTCAATTTGTAAATTGGAATTATCGATTCGCATAACATTTAGAAGAGCAGCAATCACGAGAATCCTCATCGCTGCGAGTGTTAAAATTAAACACATCACCACATATACAACAATTTTTACGAATATACAATGGGTTTTTTGTTTTCGAACGTTGTGCTTTCGAACTTGTTGTTTTCGAACTTGGTGCTTCCGAACTTGTTGCTTTCGAACTTGTTGCTTCCGAACTTGTTGCTTTCGAACTTGTTGCTTCCGAACTTGTTGCTTTCGAACTTGTTGCTTCCGAACTTGTTGCTTCCGCACTGGTTGCTTCCGAACTTGTTGCTTCCGAACTTGTTGCTTCCGCACTGGTTGCTTCCGAACTTGTTGCTTCCGCACTGGTTGCTTTCGAACTTGTTGCTTCCGAACTGGTTGCTTCCGAACTGGTTGCTTCCGTACTTGTTGCTTTCGAACTTGTTGCTTCCGAACTTGTTGCTTCCGAACTGGGTTTTTGTTTTTGAAAAGACATCTTAAAACTATAAATCATAAAAAATGTTGTGTTTTTACTATCAATTTTTATAATTATTATTGAATATTGATGTAATATCCTTATAAAATATCTTGTCTCTCATACCATCTAGACATGTTCCGTATAACATGTATAATCGCAATAGTAGCGATAAAAACAGTCGCTACGCTTATCAAACAAAAAGATTCTTTTACATTTACAACATCGTTTATGAGTAAACCGTTTTTCTTCAACTTTTTTTTCGATTTTTGGTTTAGTAATCGTTTTCGTTAGACCCTTTTTTTTCGAATCCATGTTATGCATGAAAAGAAAAAAAGGATCGATTGAATCAGTCAAAACATTTATTGGAACACCTTTTTTTTGTTGTTCCAGTTTTTTTTCCAGTGGTTGAGACATTTTGAAACTTTAAATCATAACAAAATGTTCTATTTTTACCATCAATTTTTAAACTCGTTCTTGAATATATATATAATAACCTTCTGATATTCTCTCACGAAGGAATTTACCAGCATCCAACGCTGACATATTTGTAGCGTATTCAACAAATTCTGGGTCTTTCTCTTCTTGCTTCTCTCCATTTTTGTGCTCCCCGTGTTCGCTCGCGCAATGCGCTCGCTCCCCGTCAGCCCCAATCCATTCAAACTCATAAACAGAGAAATCATCACCAGTCTCGCTGTTATCCAATACGACATAATAGCATATGTTATAACAACGTAGAATATACATTGTTAAAACACACTCAACTGGAATTAATTCAAAACTTCCTTTGAAAATTTCATTCATAAATGGAGCTACTACCCAATTATGACCATAAAATGTAAAACTCGGAAGCATTGTTGGAATTTCAACAAAATCTTCTTCTTCCTCGTATACATCAGTATCTTCCTCTTCCCGCTTAGAAATGTTTTCCTTAATCTTTTTTAGAAGGCTCATTTTTATAACTTATAGAAATGAAACTGTTTTTAAATCATTTTTTCTTAGAGCAACTCTTCTTCGTCCCTAACGCATTCATACTTAACGCTATTATTTTTGACCTCATCTTCTGCTTTCATGTTCAGTATTTTAAAATATGGGATTTTAGTTTCCTTTTCCAGCTTCTTTATTATTGAATGAGGATAGTGTATTTTAATATATCCGTTCAAATATTTTTCAGAAACATTGTATCCGGCATTCTGGAATTTTTTAGATTGTGATATATTAATATTCATGAAATACAAAATATCTGGGATTGATTTTTCCAATACCTTTTCATTAATTTCAATAACGACACTATTAATAATATTATACTTTTCACGCTCACCTCCAACAATAATATATAGAGATTCATCAAATACATCCTTCTCAACTTTATCAACGTATTTAATCGTTTTATTTTTCAAATTATCGCCCAGTTTTTTGATAAAATCAAAAGCTGAATATCGTAAAGTGTCCCCCATTATATAAACATAATGAATTTCATTTTTGGATATCATATTATAAGCATAATATGGGATATAACTTTCATGAATTCCATTTAATGTGAAATAATCAACCAGTCCAAATTTAATCATACTCATTTTTTCATATGGATTCTTCGGACAATCTGATAAAAATCCACTGATGCGTGGGTTTTCCGTTTTATCAATCTCATATAATTTAAAGGCCCCTCCAACAAGATACTGTAATAATTTATAATCAACATCAATCCGATTCTCAAATATAACATTTGTCATATTAATAACATCTTTCCGAATAAGTGATATTTTATCAACGCATGAATAATTCATTAATATCCCAAATTTTTCATAAAATTGCTGAACTGCGTTATACTCCTTAAAGTTCTTAATTGTTTTCTTTTTTGTTTCTTCTAAGTTCTTTGCGGTTAGATGCGCAATTGGGATATCTTTATTAAAAACGCTCGATTTTTTTAATGGATTACATATAAATTGTGATGAATTTCCAAAAAAGAATAATTTAGATAATCCATCGATTTTATTAACGAAACGCAATATATCGTTTGGATAGACATATGATTCATAAAATTCATTTGAAACTAAATTATGTAATGGAATAATTTTTATATTTGAATCAAATATCCCATTTAATATAAATGGTGTCGGCGTAATAATATAAATATTTCCGATACCTTTCACTGACTGACGCGTTTTTTCTAAATTAATGAAAAAATCGTAATTACTATTTCTTTCTTTTTTTATCTCGGCGCGTATCATTCGTTGAATTGTTTTATTCATCTCAATTTTATGTAGAACTGTTTTGGTTTCTATTTCATCAATTATTTTTTTTGAATAATGTATATCATTGTTATCAATATAAAAATAAACTAAATCTATTTTATCATTCTTTAATGGTTGTATATTGAATTTTTTATAAATTTCATGAATATTTTTTAATGTTATGTTCTTATTTGAATAAATATTCATAATCTCTTGAATCGAATTCTCATATTTAGTGTCATTCTCTAATTTTATTTTCTGATTTTTTAATTCCTCTAAAACACTCATTATAATTTGTTCTGGAGTTTTCTCCTTTTCTTCCATCTGTTTAATATTTATATTTTCTTTTTCTATTTTTATCGAATCATCCTGACATTTTTCAAAATATGAAATCAACTCTCCAACCGTCGGCACTTCTCCAACAGCGGGCGCTTCTCCAACAGCGGGCGCTTCTCCAACTGCGGGAGCTTCTCCAACTGCTGGCGCTTCTCCAACTGCTGGAGCTTCTTCAACTGCTGGAGCTTCTTCAACTGCGGGCGCTTCTTCCAAAACAACAACTAATTCATCCGATTTTTCTGACATTATTTAATTGAATAAATTATTTTTTTGGTTTATCCTTAGTTATAATTTTCTTTTTCGGAACTTTCTTTTTTTTGGGTTTCGAAGCTTTCTTTTTTCTTCCTCCACCTTTTTGTCCCCCAATATGAGATTCCATATTTTTAGGAGGGCGATATAAATAACTTCTTAAAAGATTCACTTCTCTATCAGTTATCACTTTTTGTTCAATATCTTTCAGTGTTTTTCCCTTTAAACTCTCTATCAAGAAATTCATTGAATACATTCCACATTCACTTCCTCCATATTGATGTCTCTTTTTATTATATTCATACACATGTTTACCCAATTTTATTCCAATCATATTTATAAAATATTTTATATCTTCCGGAGGCTCGCTAGCAGTGCTATCGTAATAAGTTATTAAACTCTTCGGAATATTTATATAAAGAGCAACCCAGTGGCTTCCACTCTGGTCATGTCGGTCTAAATTGAAGACAACGCCAATATAATCAACCCCTTTTGATTTTAGACCTTTAATATCTAAATCAGTAAGTTCACAATAAATATCTTTGGGACAATCCACTGGAACAGGACCAAAAAAACGAAAATTATTATATTCTTTTTCATATTGAACCATAACCTGACTAATATCAGGAGTGCTTAACCACTCATATTTATTTTTAACCCATTCAATTGGCATTGCTGGACGAAATGTTTCTTCTTTCATTTTTTTATCAGAATCTACGTGGTCCAACCAACACCATTCAGTAGTGCATACCGGAAATAAAATTTTTCTGATTGATTCCCACAAAGCATTCTTCGATTTGTTCAGACCAATACCAGCATTTTTTTTATGATTCAGCGATGACGCCATTTTTATAAGTTGGTCCTTTGAATAACAAGTATGGTCCTTCGATTTATTTGCGGGGGCGCAGTTCATTAGTTATTTAAGAGATAATTTTTTTATTTAGCTATATTATGGATGTTATAATTCCATTTGGTATAAAATATAAGAAATGCTCTAAAAAAAGTTATTCCGATTTCAAAAAACTACAACTTATTCCATATCTTGAAAAAAATATCATCGAAAAAAATACGGAAGTCGCAATGGGAATAATAGCAGAAATACATAGTTCATCTTATTACACCGATTTACACACATTCATAATCTCATTTTACTCAAATAATCTTTTATTAAATTTATCAATCGCTTCATTTATAGAGGAAAATCTCAGAAAATTTAGTATGATTTCAGAAACAACAAAAAAGAAATATAGGAACGACGCCCTCATAAATTCAAATGAAATCAGGAATATTTATTCATCAATTTTCATTAAATTTATAGAAGGGAAACAACCGAAATTGAATGTTCATCTCGAAAAAAACTGTAATAAAGAAGAAGTATATCTTCTTCATTGTAATTTATCAGAATTTCCATATATTGAAGATGATAATCATACGCAATTATCGCTTCTTATGTCCCGTGGAATCCGCGAAATCCTATTCTTCCTAAAAATGGAAATCGATAATTTAAATACGAATATTAGCATTTTTATAAACAGAAAAAATGTCGAAAAAATAGTTTATTGGTTGTTGTGGCTATTAAAAATAGAATTAATTGAAAAAAAATATGTTAATATGAATTATAAAATAACATCCAAATATGGGGCTCTAATAGGTAAAAAGATGAGTTGGATATTATTTATTTGGGATAAAATATGGCAGAAATGCGAAAAGAACGATTATATAAATAAACCAATCCTTAAATCATTAACAAACCTTTTCTATTATAAAAAAGAGGATATTAAAAATAGGGCTGGAATAGTGGCGGTAGCCCTCCTAATCTCTTTATCCCCTATAAAAATAAACACATCAAGAAAAATATCGAAACTGGAAATATTCACGAGTTTAAATGCTAACCAATTTTACAAAAATATAAATATCGATACTGATAATGATGAACACTATTTAGGATTATACAACGAATATAATAATAAATCTGATTCAAAAGACGTAATGAAACTGAGTCATGTCGAAAATAAAATGGATTTTTTAAATGGGTATTTACCAAAAGTAAATCAAAAACCAACGAATAAGAAAAATATTCTTGATTATTTTTCTAAGGAATAAATAGTATAATGAATCCGAATGTAGTAGATTTTGTAAGAAAAAATATAACGAATCAGGGTATAAGCTCTGGCTCAAAGTTTGGATTAATTTTTACTATTATTTGTGGTTTTATTTTAATTGGAGGAATAATTTATTTATTTGTTTTCTCATCTTTAAAATTAAAAAAAGATCAAAATGAAACAACCGGAGGAAAAAGCATAGAAGATAGAATTAATCTCGGATTGGAAGTATATAAAAATTATTTCAATATGAATCAACTTCCACTTCCAGAGAATGGAATATATTTTAATGTATATTATAATCAAAAGAAATATTATGGATTGCGAGATTTTTTCTATGCGTCCTCTTATAAATCATATCTTCCGTGTGGTTATACAGATGACGTTGTAAGTTATAATGCGATAAGAAGCGTTATATTAAATGGAGCCCGTGTAATACATTTAGACATCTTCCATTCAGGAATTAGTCAATATCTAGAAGATTCTAATGTAATTGTTGGAAATGTAGTCGATGGTAAATTAACATATTTTAAAGAAACAAAAGACCAAAAACCAATTGAAAACAAACATTACTTAATTTTTGAAAATTGCTTAAAGATTGTGTATGATTTAGCATGGACAAAGGTCAATACACCATTCTTCATTTATTTAAATATGGAATTCTTACCAGACCAAAACTTCGAAAATAAAATGTTCAGTATTATTCGTAACATATTAGCACCGAAATTCCTTGATAAATATTACGGCTTCCAGCGTGTTAATTTAGGAAATATTCCCATAGGAAAAGCGATGGATAAAGTCATCCTTATGACCAATCGAAAACCATTGGATCCAATGCTTAATGAAATTATAAATGGCGTTATGGCCCCATCGGCATCGAATGTTATTTTACACACAATTACAAATAATTCACTTCAATACGGAGGAATAAAAACTGTTGCAGTTAGTAAGCAGATTATTTTGGATCAATCAATGTATAATTTGGTAGCAGTTATTAAGAAAAATGATACGAATACTGAAAATGAAAAAATAATGAAAATAGATACTAAAAACTATGATACTTCATATAATTTTGAACTCGGAATATCAATGACTTTTATGAATTGGCAGAACTATGAGGCGCCAAAAGAAGAACCAGCAAATTCGACGACTCCTGCTCCGGCTCCGGAACCAGCTAAGAAAGATGCTCCCAAAAATGATTTTATGTATGAATATTTGCTCCGATTCAAAGATGGGGGAATGTTTCTAAAACCGAAAGAATTAATATTCATTCCAAAACCACCTCCGATAGTATTAAAACCGAATCCAAAAGTGGATTACAAGCAGGTTTCTTATACTGGGTATGGTGGTTTTCAAACAACAACCCTCTAAAAAATTAAAAATAATAGTAAAAATCATTCGCATCTAATTTTTCTTCTAATCCAAGTATATAATGATAAGTTATATGCGTTTTCTCAAATAATTCAACGATTCTTATATTAAATCCAATTGAATCGACAGTTATTCTATCAAATACCGCATTTTCTTTCATATATTGTAGACCCATTTTACAATACTCAATTATATCTATTTTATCAAGCTCAAATATATATAATAATTCAATATGGTCGCGAGAGTGTCTCTTAAAATTCATAATAAGTTTGCTATCAATAAAAAGCGTTATATTTTCATCATCATTAACAAGAATATTCGCAAAAGTTGTATCTTTATATAAGTATGGGTAGAATTTCAATGATGATAACGATTTATTAATTCTATCATAATCGGACTCACCTATGTTTTTCTTCTGAACTTGCGCAGTTTTTATTGTATAATTTATTTTATTTTTTAACAAATAATAATAATTCGATGTCATATTGTATCCATGAAATGATGGAATTGGGTTCATATCTATTTTAAAAATAATGTATTTCGCCTTATTTGAATTTGTATATTTAGAAATGGAATTCATTAGCGATTGAAATATATTCTGGTTGCGATTTTTATAATGGACTACTGCGTAATCCACAAAATTGGCTTTATATTCTTCTTTTTTATAAATGACTGTGTTAATTGAATTGAAAACCCCTCCGATTAAATTCTTATCTCCATTTTTATAAATAAAAGCGGGTTTCTCCATTTTTTTAAAGTAGTTTTTTATGGTATTCGTAGTAATTGTAAAAGAAGCCGGAAAATACGATTTATATAAATTCACTGCGTTATTTAGATTAATGAGATTAATTTTGGTTTCAATAATGGAACTGAATTCTTTATCTGTGTAAAAATTGTCAGTTATATTAAGTTGTTTATATACTTTATACCAAAAGTGTTTTTTAAAATAGTGATTAGACATATAATATAAAAAAATTAAAATAATAAAAAAATATAAAATCATAAAAATAATAATATTATAAATATTATTATTAAACATGGCCTTAAAGAATAAATTAATCAACCATATTGATAAAATAAAAGAGATTGTTCTTGAAAATGAGTTATTGAAATATGCGGTTAAATCCTTACAGAAGAAACTGGAAGAAAAGAATCATAATATTCAACAACTGAAAGTTAATCATAACACACATCACCTTAAAAGATTGGTCAACCAGCATAATAATGATAACCTCAATTTTAAACTATCCTCTCAACAAAAGAAAATTGTTCACTTTAACACTGCGCCACCTCAACAATACCAAAGAAGAAACATTCGCAATTTTGTAAAGAATGTTCAGACCTCATTGGAATCCCAGAGACAACCACCAAAACAGTCGCATCCTAAAATATTTATCATTCTTAAGAGGAAGAAATTCATCTAATTTGTTTTATTTTTATAATCTAAAATTAAAATCTTCATTTAAATAAATGAGCACAGTTGTTGATTTTATATTTGGTTCGTCCAATAAAAAAAATGGTAAAACAAATTCTGTTAATAAGAATATTCCTGAAATCGCATCCGCTAAGAAAACATTGAGCGAATTAATTAATAAAATAATTAAATTGATTGCTGAAAAGAATGAGCTCCAAGAAGAGTTGAATAAAATGAAGAAGAATAAGGAACAAAAAGAGGCCCAAGAATCAAATAAGAAATCTCAAGAAAAAAATAACAAGAGTCTTTTAGACCAAATCATCAAATTTGACGGTTATTTATCAAATATTCATCAAAGTCTATCAAAAGAAGACACCGAACAATTACTGACTGGAATTCAAGCTAAAATAAGGAATAATAAAGCATTAAACACGCATATCGCAAATTCAATCAGATTAAACCGAAATAACTCACAATCGAATGCGGCCGCTAATTCGAACATAAGTGAAGAAGTCGTTGAAGAAAAAGTCAAAGAAGTATTTCAACAAAATAATTCAAAGCGTAATATTAAAAAATCTCCTGAATCACTTGAAGAATTATTGGGAGTATCTAAAAATAATCGGGCACTAAATTTGAATAACAGTGGCCCCCGCGCAAATAATGCGGGACCAAGACAGAATAACAGTGGTCCCCACGTGAATAATGCGGGACCAAGACAGAATAACAGTGGTCCCCACGTGAATAACCGTGGTCTTTTAACAAACAATCGTGGAACTAATGCGAATCGCACAGAACCTCGCGTTAATAATAATGTAACTCGTAGAAATAACGCACTTCGTAAGGGTTTATCATCAATCGCTGGAATTTTTTTGAATAAGAATAAAGTAATTAACGGGGAAACTTATGGTGAACTAAATAAATTATCTTCAACAATCCAAAAATTAGAATAGATATATAATACTATATTTATATTTATATTGTATATAAATATAATGTTAAAAAATTCAAAACGTCATTTTACAGTTGTTATAAGAAATAAAGAGAATGGTTTGTATATTTCATCTACACCATCTTTGGCCGCCAAAAAAGCTGTTAGCAAACTTTGCGCGTCGAATAAAAAGAAAAAAGTTGAATTTTATATTCGTGAAATTACGCGCGATTCCAAAAAGAAGACTTATGGTCCTTATGTTGGATATCTAAAAAAATTGGATAAGTCAATTAAATTGAAGGAATACATTATAAAATATAATCCGGTCGCAAAATTAAAAAAAATTGTAATGAGAGGCGGAACCAAACAAATCTGGAAAAATTATACAGGAAAGTACAATGGTATATGGCCAAAATTTACCATTGAAACAGAGGAAGATCTTGAAAAGCATGAAAGTTTTTCTCCTGCTGTTTTAGTTTATGATAGTAATAGCTTGAAAGAAAATGTTCCACATCATTTACATACATTCAACCATCAACATCCGACAGCATTACCAAAAGATAGAAAAAAAATAATACAATTTCGTTTTCGCAATGATATAACTGAAGATATTTTACAACAATTTTTAGAAAGACAAAAACCAAAAATAATAAGTATATTTCAAAAATTAGAAATACAAAATAATGTCATAATATATCTTGATATTCCATATTTTAATGATAAAGACCCGGAACCAAAACCAGCTTATGAGAGAATGGAATATTTAAGATATGAACCAGAAGATGCTGATTATTTTTCTGTAATTGATCATATACATACGCCAGAAAAAAAAGCATATCTAAATATTGCGTTAAAATTCATTGGAATTAAAAAATGTTTAACCTTATTTCGTGAGTTTTTAAGGATTTTTGATGATAACATACCGATTATTAGTGTTGGTTCTGGAATGGCTTATTTTGAATATTTAATTCAAGTATTATTTAGAAGATACGTTATATGTATTGATCCAGACCCAATTGAATTTAGTCCAACTCTATTTTTATCATTAAATAAAAAACTATTTATAGAACCTATCTTTAAAACTGTTAATAATTTATTATCTTCAAAAAATAGTAATAAATATACAAATTGTTTACTTATATTGAATTGGCCAAGTCCATATGATACAGCATATGATATTGATTCAATAATTAAATTAAAACCATGTGGATTTTTTATTATTTATGAAAGAGAAGGCAAAGCAGGTTCAGGAAGGTTGATTGAGAAGCTTTCTGAAAGACAGACAATTCAGTTTGAAGAAGGTTTATCTTATAACTTATTAAAAAAAGAAGAAAGTTATGAACATAAACGAGTCTCAGGAATTGAGGGTGTTAACTTATATTATATAGTTTCTTCTTATAGAAGAATTGAACCATAGGTCTTCATCTCATAACTTCGACCTCTGATAAAATCCATATTTTCTATGGATTTCCTCAAATAATGTATTCAAGAATTTCTCAAATTCTTCCTCGTTCATAATAATTATAATATTATAAAGTTTTTAAGTAATAATTCACTGACTGACTGACTTTTATTCCAAAAATCCGACACGCCTCTTTCGCCGCCAACTGTTGCGCCTCTTTCTTCGACTTCGCCGTCCCAAACGCAATATCTTTCCCATAAATATCCTTAACACACGCCGTGTATATTTTCTTCTTCTGAACATCATCCCCCTGTGAAATCTCCTCTACGCCAACATCACCATACAACGGGAATTTACCATCAAAATGAACCTGATAATACCTCATCAGAATATCCTTGTAATTGTCGTTATACATGACCAACATCGGAATATCAACTTTTGTTTCAATACAGTTAATAATGAACTTTTTAACAATATCGTATTTATGTTTCTCACCGGTTTCCTCATATAAGGCTCCAATAAACGCCTCGAAGCAGTCCTCCAAATGCTTAGAGTGAGACCGCCCATTACAATAATCCTCTGTATATTTGCTAATAAGGAGATGCTTTCCCATCTCCAAAAATCCCGCCAAATTTGAAAGGGCTTCTGTCTTCACAAGTTTGCTCCTAAATATCGTATAAAATCCTTCGTCCTGATTCGGGAATCTCTCCCAAATGTATATACCAACCACGGACTGGATGATTGAATCGCCCAACCATTCTAATCTTTCCATGGAGTCCGCCTGAATGGGGATACACTTCTCGGGGATAACTCCGACGTCTTCTTTTTCAATAACATTCTTTCCCTGTTTTCTATCGCGATGAACCGTGTATGAAATATGCGTGAAAGCCCTCTGAAAATTCTTCAAGTTGAATTCTTCGATAGGAGTTGCTATATCTTCTAAAACACCGGCTTTCTGTAAGATTTTTCTTAAATCGTTATGCGTTATATAACGATTCAATGGGTTATGTAAACACTGATATACGGGTTGATTATCGTCTGACATTATAAGTTTATAATATTAGATATTAGAAACTTTTTAAATCAATTTTTTTGATTCTGAGAATTCTTACTGACCTTCACAATTCTTGCAATTATCACCGTCATCATGGCAACCGGCGCACTTAGCGTCATTAAAAGGAGGAAGACCATTGATGGGGGACTTATAGAGGTAAACACCGAGACGAGTAGTTCCCTCAGTGGGGACACCGTTAGGAGAAGTACAGTAGTCCTTGGCAGAAGTCGCCCAACCGGAAGTTGCGACTGTATCCCTGCTCCAAGGGTAAAGAGAAGTCGTATCGACATCATTATTACGAGGATTCATAAAGAAGGCAGCTCTCTCAGCGGGAGTAGCATTTCTTACAAACGTATCATAATTTTCAAGAGGACCATTACAAGCAACTGCGTTCCAGCCATTAGCATTAAACTTGGACATTATATTTAATACGAAGATAAAATTTTTTCAATTCGGTAATAAATAATTACATATTTTTTCCGCGAGTTTATCTCCTAAACGTCTTTCATTTATTTTGATATTACTCAAAAATTCCAACCGTTTCTTCATTTTCAATTCCGCGTTCGCAAGATTCTTCTTTATTTCTTCAATTAATACGACGAGCGTCGGGAACTTCTTTGCGATTTCCATCGCCATATTCCGACTAACTCCCGTAATTAGTGTAAGAACCCCCAAATAAAAAGTCTCCGGATTTGAATAATCTCCCTTTTTATTACATCCCTCTAAATAAATCTCACTCCGCGTTATCTTCAAATTCTCGAATTTATTTTCATCCACTTTTTTCTTAATATCGTCAATAATTTCCGCGGTCTTTTTGGTATTATCGGTCTGGATGACAATGATGTTATCACGTAAATTAGCATTGACGACGGCGCCCCAGTAGGCGCTATCTTTCGCATCTCCGTTCGTTTCTAAAATATAGATGACGCGCTTTGTCGAAATATCGGTGTCGCGCCATTCAAGAAGGCGTAGTTTCTGATTTCGATAACGGCCGTCGCGTAAACTTGCGTTAAAATCGGAGATTGTTTTACGCTCAATCATCAGCTTGTAAGAGGGGGAATCGATGAATATGTCCCCTAAATCTAACTGTTTTTCAATGTATTCGGATTTAATGTGGGGTTGAAGCTTTTTTTCGCGGGTGTCGATGTATAATAGGGCTTTTTCTGCGGTTTCTTCGCTCATATAAAATATATATCGAATACATTTTATATTCTAAACGGCGTTCATTTCTTTCCTTTACCTTTTGCTTTCTTTGCTTTTACTTTTTTAGCTTTCTTCTTATTTTTTTTTTTAGCTTTACCGCCTCCTTGTGGATTAGCCTCTGCTTGTGCCTTAGCCGCTGTTTGTGAATTAGCCGCTGCTTGTGCCTTAGCCGCTGCTTGTGAATTAGCCACTACTGGTAATTCAGTCGCTGTTTGTGCCTTAGCCTCTGCTTGTGCACTAGCCGCTGTTTGTGCACTAGCCGCTGCTCGTGGATTACTAAAAAGACTTCCCATATTCTATAAACTAATAATATATTTTTTTTGATAATATATTATTATATAAATAAACAATTTAATCCGTCTAAATCTTTTTGAGGTATTTTAGGATTAATTTTATGAACAATTAAATCATTATAAATAACTGAAAAAATTATTTTAAAATCTTCAATATTATTTCTATCAATTTTTAAATTACTTGTTTTTGTTATTTTTATAAAACCTTTAATTGGATAATTTGTTTTTTTAATTGGATATTCAGGTTGAATATATGTAGTTTTATTTTCTTTTACTTCTTTTGTTTCACTTTCATTTGGAAAATATTCAATTTCGGAACCAAGTAGATTTCTTCTTAAATATTCTATATTATTTTGGCGAATACTCTCAATATTTATTTCAGGAATTTGATACTTAATACCTGTAATAATTAATTCAGTCAAAGGTTTAAGTCCAGATATAATTAAATTATTATAAAAAATATATATAAATTTTTGTCCAAATATTTTATCAGTTTCTTTCATATTATTTACGCGATTTCTATTTTCTATAATTCTCTTTAATTTTTCTAATGTGTTTATGTTATTTACTTCAAATATACTCAAACTACTACAAATAAAATGTAAATCTATATATAATTCTCCTCCGACTTTTATAAAATAATAAAATAAATATGAAATGAATGATGGAAATGTAATAAAATTTATTATACTTGGAAATAAAAATTTACTTGTAGATGAGTCAAATACTATCAAACTAAATTTATTCAATATACCACTTTCTTTAAAATATTCGTATACTTGATCTATTTTATTTGATTCTTCATCAAAATCCTTCGCAACAAGTGGAATAAAAAAATCACCAGTTCTATATATTGGACTTATACTAAATGGAAAAAATAACTGATACCACTGATTTTTTGGAGAATTTTCTGAATTTGAAAATTCTCTATTTGATGAATCTTCTGACCAACAAAAATCTGGTTGTAAATCTTCAATTTCTCGATTCAAATTGCGAGAATAACTATAACTTATACCAATAAATAATGTAGCATTGATTAATTCGTGATTTATACCTACCATATTTATGAACTCGTTAAAACTATCTATCGACGTCTTATTTGATTTTCTTAAATTTCTACGAAGTCCTCCGTAATATATATTATTTTTGTTGAGTCTCATATACTCAATAAAACAAAAAAAATGATTTTTTTAATTTAAAAAAGTTAATGTAATTAAAATATATAATGGAAGCAAATTCTAAAACAAAAATTTATTTTAATATCCGTAAAACCACCCTCGAAATGATTCAGGACCGCGGTTTCAAAGTCTCCGACGAAGATTTGATGATGACCTACCAAGATTTTTCCAATCGTTTAGAGGAGAATCAAATCAATATCATCGCCCTTCATCAATCATCTAATTCTAAGGGAATATACGTCCATCACATATTGGAGACGAAGACTTTTAGTAAAAAGGACCTTCTTAACTTGAAGCTCTTCATGGACGAAAATTATCCGACAAAGGAGATGACAGTTATTATTATCACACAAGATAAACCCACTCCCCAAATCGCAAAGGAGCTTCTCAATGATGAATTCAAGCTATATGAGGTCTTTCTTACGAAGATGCTCATGTTCAATATTACGCATCACGAGCTCGTTCCGAAGCACGTTGTATTAACCGAAGAGGAAGCCAAGAAAGTCATCGACGATTTCGATGCCACTAAGAGCCAACTACCGAAGTTGCTACCGACTGACCCCGTAGCCAAGTATTATGGGATGAAGACCGGAACTGTCTGTAAAATTGTTCGCAACAGCCAGATGACAGGAGAGAGTATTTATTACCGAATCGTAAAATAAAAATATTCCTAAAATTATGAAAGACAATCTACAATTTAACATAAACGAGCCCCACGATTTATCTTCATTTTCTTATAATACTACGAATCAACAACACACTCCCCTTGCGTATGATACAATAGAGAGCACACCCGCTTCCGGAAATTATCCCCGTAAGAGCTCAAAGCACATAGTCCTCTCTCCATCCCCGCGTAGTCAGCTCTTTGAGGACCCAATTACGAATACATATGACGGCGACACAAAACCATATTATAAGACGATTTTAGACAACGCCAATTATGTCCGCGGGAATCAGTTTAGTGATAAATATCCTTTTAAGAAAGGAAAGAGAACAATGGAGAGAATTTCCCCACTCGAGCCTTCTTCGCCCCCAATTGATTATTTAGGAAATGATGCTAATATTGTTATGGTAAATGATGACCCATTTTATCCATATCCGAGCCAAGGCCTACTCGAAAATAAGAATTACTGGGCCTATCCACACGAGAAAAAGTATATCAATGATAAGCCCGTTTATAATTATGAGCATGGCCTACCGGAAGGAACATCTAATCGGATTGCGGGATATAAATCATTTAATCCGTATTTATTGGAGGGTTTTTCAAATCAAACGCCGTCTTCAAGGAATAGCATATTTATGGTTGGTATATTTTTAGCGCTGTTCTTAATGCTATTATATGGCGCCAATTATTACGTTAAAAGAAAATGATTCAGAATTTTTTTCTACTAAATTTTATGAAGGATTTATTAGAAAATTATACGAATGTATCTCAGGAACCATCACAAAATTTAGAGCATATAAAGACAGAAATATTGACTACCAAATCAGTCATCAATGAGACATCAGACCAGATTGAAAAGAAGGCAGACTCTTTAGAAGAGAAACAGAAACAAGTTTATGGACAGACGAAAGAGATTGAGGATAAGATGAGACTTTTAGAGACGCGCGATAAAATGTTGGAACTATCAATTGACCGCAATCTTTATAAGAAAAAGGTCATCTATTCTTTATTTTCAGTTATTTTAGCATTCATAATTATTATGATATGTTTTTATGCTTTTTTCAATAAAAAATTAAATATTGGAGAATAATATATTACAGATATTTTCAAAAAAATATACTTTTTTTAAAAAAAGTATAAATTATTTATATTATAAAATTATATAATATAAAATGTCAGAAGGAACACAAAATCAATTTCAAAAACTTGATAATACAAACTGTGTATTTGGTCGTATTTCAGGCGGACCAAAATCAAATAGTAATAATTATAAATATTTAGGTACTTTTGATTCATATGAAGACTGTTCAAAATCATCAAATATACCAGCCGAAGCAAAAGCAATAACATATCATAAATATATTCAAAATTGGGACTGGTCAAACCAGTGTTATAGTATTAATGATAATAATACCAAACAACCGAATCAAAATTATGCTACTTGTGGTGTTTGTATAAATAATACAGTAAAAGAATATATTCAAGAAGGGGAGATGTGGGATGTAAATTGGAATGTGGGAGTTGGTTCAATTATTTTTTATATTGGAGATACAAATAAACAGGCATTAAATTTAAACATAAGAGAATCATTAACGATAATGAATTCATATGATGAAAGATGGGGTGAAGAAAATAAAAGCATAACACAATTTCATTTAGCATCACGCCCATTAAAATTTAAGATTTCATTTAATAATAAGGCTGGATTTAATATAATCTATCAAGGGAATTTAGTAGGATTATTTCCAAATATATTCAATATATCAAACTCATCAAATTTTAAAATAATTACAACGTCTTCTCAAATCAAAGTAATACCTGAATCACAATTAAAATCTGAATCATCATTTGAGTTTATAAAGAATGAGATAAATAATCAGAAATCAATTATTAATGAAACGTCAGACCAGATTGAAAAGAAGGCGGAAGCTTTAGAAGAGAAACAGAAACAGGTTTATGGACAAACAAAAGAGATTGAAGACAAGATGAGGCTTTTAGAGACACGTGATAAGATGAGAGAGCTCTCAATTGACCGCAATCTTTATAAGAATAAGGTTATCTATTCTTTATTTTCGGTTGTTTTAGCATTCGTTATTATAATGATAGGTGTATATGCTTTATTCAACAAAAAATTAAATCTTGGAGAATAATATATGAACACATCAAGAAATCAAATTGTTAATTTTAACAGCAGTATTAATTTAGCAAAAGAACATGAGACAAATTTAAAAAATGAAGCACTCAACATGCAGTTGAAAATAATGGGTCAGAATCTTAATTTGAATGAGAGAGTGAGTGATTTGTATAATCTTAAAAGTTTAATTAAGAGGAATCAAACAATAATTGATGAGAAGAAGAATTTATTGGAAACGCGGGATGTTCAATTAGAGAATACTATAAATAAGACAATCTTTAATAAAAAAGTGCTCTATATATTCATTTGTATAATTATTGCGCTTTTGGTTGGTATCCTCTTAGTCTATTCATTTACAAAAAAATGATTATTTCTTAAATTTTTATATTATTTTATAATATAAAAATATATGACAGAAAATCAACAAGCGTATAATGATATGGATAATATAGTAAATAATATTTCTTCTGTTTATAATGGAAAACCACTTGGCCCACAAGTTGAAGCAACTAAAAATAAACAACAAGCGCAAATTAATTCTTATCAACAATTAAAAGATACAAGTCGTATTGAACGTTTATATAATTTGAAAAAAATGTTGGATTTAGGAAAATCAGTCGATAAAATAAATGATGGAATATTAGATGAGACAATTAAAGTATATGATGAAGATGCGATTGATAATGTCAAAACGATTAATGATATAAACCACGATATTATGACAAAAAGTCAGGTTATTTCCTTGAATGACAAAGTATTACACAAAAGAAACCAGATAATTTCAATTATGAAATCGATTATCCTTTATTTATTCCTAATGATTCTTCCAGTTATATTGATGAGTTTAGGAAATATAACACTACTATTTGGATTTATATTTATTGGAGTTTGCGGAATAATAACTGCGATTGTTATAATTGTTCAGTATTTTAAAGAGGCAAGAGATTTTGCGCGAAGTTTCCCATCTGAACTTCGTGATGAAGCATTAAATGCAGTTAAAGAAACTGCGAAATTACTCCAATTAGATAATCCCAAGTGTGTAAGTAAAAAGAAATTTGATAATCTTTATAAAAACTCAGGAACAGACTCGGATCCCAATCAAAAACCGCCAGTAAATACTTCAACTAATACACAACAATACAAAGATAATGCGAATGAAGTCTATTTGGATAATAGTATTAATGTGTGGGAACAAGGTGATGTTCCGGAAATTGGAGCAACACTTAAAGGATATAATGTCTTAAATCCTGCAACACCAAAACCATATTATTCTGGTCAGACGAACCCGAAAATTTACACGTGTGTGTGGAATGGGGACCCCAGTAAATTAACATCAATGAATAAAGGGGCTAAATTTTCTACGACGATACCGTGTGAGTTCTACCCCGGATTCAAATCAGAATAATTTTGAATAAAAATATAAAATAATCATTTTTTTTATATGTTAAATTAGATATGAAAAAATCAGAAGCATTAAGTAAACCGGAAACAATTATCAATAATGATAATATTTTTAAAAAATTAATCAATCAATCTGGAAATAATTATGATACAACATGTTTAGATTTAGCTTTAAAAAATAACCTATCTATTGATAAATATATTACTAATTTGGGTAAATATAATTTAAGAAATTTTACAATTATAACTACTCCTGAAAAAAAAACAGAATATAAATATATAGATTATTCAGACCCATGTCCAGTTGATTGGACAAATGAAAATGGACAATGTATTAATTTATCAAATTATAAAGGTCCTTGTGATTATGGTCAAGAATTAACAGGTTATAAAAATTGTAGTTATAGACCTATTATACAAAGATGTGCTGGACCTGTTGTCGAAGGTAGTCCAAAAGTTATTGGAATAGCAACACAATGGAATATGGCGGCAGGTTCAAGAGGTGTTCAATCATATGGAAATTGGTACAGCTCTTATTGCGGATTTCCAAATGCTGAATGTTCTGCTTATTATAGATTACGATTTTCAAATGGAGTTGTTTCAAATATGAATGTATATTCACAAGGATATGGTTATACAAATCCAGATGTATCATTTGCTTTGGAAAATGTTCCGTCGGGAGGGGTAACAGCAATTCTTCAAGGTTCTACTACAACACGTGAATGGTTTGATATTAATGTTCCGACGCAATTTGTAAGACCAAATCAAAGTATTGTTAAATTTTCTGGTATTACTGGTGTTTTTAATCGGAATCCAGTTGATTACAGTTATGAATGTACAAAAGATGAGTGGATATGCGACCCTTATAAATATAGGAAAGGGTCTAAATTATCAAATTATTCGAATGATCAGAAAAAAAAATGGGCAGAAAATTGTAAGGCAGACTGGCCAGAAAAAACAGGTGAAGTTATAACTCCGGCGTACGATACTTGTAATGTAAGCAGTTCATGGATAGAAAGAAATAATAGTGTTATTTATATTGGAGTAATTCCTGTATCGCAGAATCCATTATCATTTGTTATAAGTTATATATTTGAAAATGATATTCTTCCAAATCAGGATGCTTATTTTGCTTATTATACTGCTTACAATTATTATTATTTATATCTATCAAATACGTCAGATGCGAATGTATTTATAAATGAAGGAAAATATGATGAAGCACAAACAGAAAAATGTAGAAGCGTGAATAGTTCTTATATAAATTATCCAGTTTCTGTTTTTAAATTAAATGGTTTAATTTATAAAGATGCTAATTTTTCAGCTTGTGCTTCAATAAATAATTCTATTAATAATATAAATAGAATGACATCAAATAAACAACAACAGGAATTTAGTCAAAACATAAAGGCACTAAATGAAAAATTCACGAATTATGAACAAAATCAATATGATACATCTACAACAACAGTTCAAAAAAATCTGAATGACATAATTAAAAACCTTACTGATAATTATAATCAGAAGGCGCAAATATATAATTCAACTGCCGACGCAATTAAGAATCACGATTTAATTTTATCAAAGAGGAATAATCTACTTAATAAACAGTCGGAAGACCTTCTTAAAATTCAGGACAATATTGTTCTTAAAACGAGAGAGATTGAATTGAATAATGAAACAACCAATAAACAGTTGTTTATTAAGAGGGTCATGCAGGGCTCATTTGTTTTATTACCTCTTATTATTATTATGTTAATTTTGATGTATTATCAGGCGGTTGGGCCGTATGTATCACTCGGAATAATTAGCTTGTTAGTCGTTGCTTATATCATATATGTGGTTGTTATTAATAATAAAATGAAAATACGTCAGTTCTTAAAACCGGCGATGGGAACAATTCAACAATATGAGAATGTCGCGAGACAAGTATATAACGATATTGTTCCTCCTGTATGTAAAGGAGAAGAAGCAGAAGAAGGAAATGATGGAAATAAACAACTTAAGACGTTAAATCTATCAATCTTAAACGCGAATGGTCCGTTTTATTATTATGATGGGTCCGCCCCTCCCGAGCAAATACATCCAACTCCCATTGGAAGTATCCAATTTGATACAGGAGATGGAATTGTAGTTTTTCCAGAAGAACTCAATATGTCATTAGATAATTTAAATAACATTATGCTTTATATATTTTTCGCATCATGGATTGGTTTGATGATGAAGAACGGAATCGACTTAAATGACCCAAAATTTTTAAAGAAATTGAATATAACTGATTTAGAGGACTCTCCAACTACATACAATCTTCCACTCTGGGAAAACATTGGGCTTCCATTAACATCAGACTTCGATGATAATATTAAAGTTAAATGTTCAAGATATGATGATATCCGTTCGAAGAGTGGTAAAAACGCATCTGTATTTTTAGTGGATACATGGAATTTCTTTCTCGGGGACAAAATTCCAAATGATATTTATGAGAAATGGTTGAAAAAGATAAACTCGGCAATTCTTCAAAATCGCAATCTTCCAAAAGTATATTCTGAATTTTATCAATTTGTGATTAGCTCAAAACAGTTCAAAGAAAAATATCCCGCTCCAAATGGAATCCAAAATTTTATACAGACAAAATTTACTGATTTTCTCAATTTCCTCTCACAAAATGTTAAATACGCGGAGAAACCATCATTCGATTTGAATTTCAATCTCTAATAAAACAAATAAATTATATTATATTATATATAATACAAAATGGCAAATTATTATATTGGAACACTTTATTCGGGTTCATTATCACAGTATGGATTTACTAAATCTATCAATGAAGGTAAAGATATTTCATTAAGAAACAGTTTTATTGAGGCATATAAAATAATAAATGGTGGTGGTATATATAATGGTATTGCTTTTCGACAAAATGATATGAATTCTAATCTAACATTAGATAGTATTGGAAAATGTTCTATAGGTAACATTAGCATAAATCCGAATGATGGATCTTCTGGGAGTAATTATTCTTATAAAATATATATTATCGAACGTTGTCAAAATGATGCGAATACTGATATTAATGAAACTTGTATAAAAAATAATTCAATTTCCGCATTAAATAATTTGATTCCAAATGAAGAAAAAATATTAAAATGGATGGAAACAAGAAAGATAGCAATTAAAGATAATATTGATGATTCTGTAGCATCTACAAGAGTAGCAATTAAAGATACTACCGCATCTACTGGAGTAGCAAATTCATCACAAGAACAGAATAATGATAAAATAGCTCAATATGAAGACCTCCTCAATAGTATTAGACTCTCACATAAAAACTCGAAACAACTTCTTTCAGATAAGAATCGCCTCATTGCTACAACGAGCTCCAATATTCAAACATCCACTGATAAATTGGAGGACCTCAACAACAAAATAAATGAGGCGAATCAAGAGATAGCTAAAAATAATTCTGATTTTGAGAAAAAAAACAATATTATAACAACATTACGCGCAATGATTACAATATTTTTCATTTTACTTTTAGTAATGATCGTTTATTATGGGGCCCTATATACACGGGATGTCTATCCGGAGACATATAATTCTATATCAAATACAATTAATAATTCATTTTCAAGCTTCTCCTCTTTCAATACAAACTATTAGAACTACGTAGCCTCTTCATCATCATTATCGTATTCATTATTCTTAATGAATCCAATCAAATGTGTTGTCGTGCAATTTTTCTTACCAAATTTCTTCTCGAAATGCTTCTTCATCTCATTCTTCACTGGGAATTTATAGGAATTCATATTCTGTTGAAACCACGCTTTGAAGTTATCATGAATCTCCTGAAAACTGATTTTATCCGTTTTCTTATCAGTCTTGATTAAAAACTTGTCAATGAAATCAACATACATATCCATGTCCTTCTGATATTCTGTTGTGAATATTTCGACATCCCGAGGAATTTGTAGCCCATATGGCTTATACTCCGTAAAATAATAATGGACCATTATTGACATAAATGTTTCTCGCCATTTGGGCATTTTCTCGCTCAACTGCTTGTCCCGCACGAACTCATTATCTTCCACCGGATTATCTACGAAACTACTCAAATATTGGAGAACTTTAATACGACGCCACGTTCCCCTATCATCCGATGGAAGCTTTGGCATGTCATTACAAAAAAGAACTAACTTAAATTGCGGTTTGAATTCCTGAAAATTGGACCATAAACCACGCCCCTTAATTATATCACCTCCCGTATATTCCTTCATTAGACCGATGTTTATATTCTCATTCTCACTCGGCTCCTCCATATAAGCATATCGCTTCCCCTTACTCTCCACAATTTCCGGACTCACTGAATTACTGGCGCCCCTCTTTTGCGTGAAAAGCGTAATCGGAAACTTAATAGCGTAATTTCCCAGCGCGCCCACCAGCAATTCATTCAGCTTCGATTTTCCATTACCACCGGACCCCGTCCAAAAATGGAATGACTCGTCCGCGTTATGGCCCTCCAAAAGAGATGAAATGAATGTAAGCATATATTTCCGTAATTCAGGCTTCGGTTGTATCTTTTGAAGAAAGTCATTGATATCATCCAAATATTCCATGTCATCGTTGTATTTAACGTAATTTACATTACATCGCAGGGATATGTAGTCGCTGGGGAATCCATCGCGAAAGTTCCCCGTTGTCAGGTCGAGGACCCCATTCTTAAACCCGATTAAGTAATGATTCTCATCCAATTTATCGAGAAATATTTTGTCATAGAAAATACCCTTACACTCTTTCATGACGTTATCGATGAATGAAGTCGTCTTTAACTTATTTGTAATCTCAATTACAATATTAATTCGGTTCTCGATGACTTTTATCTTCTGTGTAATCTCAAACTTCTTCTTCTTGTCCATCTCATTTAATACATCATCCTCTAATCGCTCAATATTCTTATTATACTGGACGACCAGCTTCAAATATTCATTGACTAACTCATTGCTTATTTTCATCCGCAACTGAATACCACATTCATCCTCTTCCCAAATGTGATTCTCAAACCGATACCATTTCTGTGTCCTCACCGAAATACAGGCCCATTCATTTTTATACAGTTTATATAATACCCGCGCAATATCAACATTTGTCCCTGAAATAGACCCCTCCACTATACGTAATAATCGATTATTCTTGAACTCAGCAAATTTATCGGGGCTATCATTCTTCGCCCACCAATATAGACTCCCTATATTTATTCCACCGGTGTCCCGCATCCCAATCTTACTCCAAAACTTTTGACAACAACCCGGCTCATACTTAGAGCTCTTCTGACTGAAATCATCAAATATATTCAGCAAGTCATCATTTGACGGGTCAATGGAGTGGAGGGCAAAAGCCAAATCGCGCCATTCACTGTATTCATCGGCCCTCTTCGGGTTCAACATCATAACTAGCTCATAAATTTCCTGCATGTCATAGTTCATATCCGCGGTGTCCCGCTTACGGCTCTGCTTACGGACAATATCTTTTATTTCATAATTTTCAATCTCTGCGACCTTCGACTCGCGAATAACGGCCAAGCTTCCCTGATTCCGAATGCTCAGGAATTTGGGCAAATCATACTCATTATAGCTTGACTTACTAACAATCTCCAATGATGAACTAATAATATAGGTAAGCTCATACCTCGCCACATTTTCCTTAGTGCTTCCATACATATACCACCCCACTTGGTCAATGACTAGCTTATCAATCGCATCATAAATCGTATTATCTGTCGGAATCGTTTTAAATAATCCAATTTCCTCTAATTCCTTAATTACATTTTCGCGAATAATCTTTTGGACCGCAGGAGAACTAACGATGTGGGGAAACATTAGATGAATCCCATCTTTCATAATCGCGGAATCTACACCATTCGCCTTGTGTTTATATAAATATGGAGAAGGCCTTTCAAAAACGAAACATAAAACATTCGGATTTTCAAAATATTCGACGATATTCTTCTGATAAACTTCGCATATTTTCTTGATAAAATCGACTGAATACTGGCGCGTTTTTAAGTCAATATTGAATCGCAGGTCGATGTCAATAATAAAAGGCCCATTCTCAGTATGTTGCTCAATAAGATGAATATCGCAATGATTCACCATCATTTGCTTGTATAATTCATAAAATTCCTTTTCATTGCTTTCATCGACTAAAAACTTTCCGGAGTGCTTGGATATCCCTGTGTGAGATGGTTTAACAAGTGTCCCATTTTTTATACGAGATTTATTGAGAAAATTTATAAATTGTTGTTCAATTATATTTTTATTTTTCTTGTCTAAATTAAGAGAGTTCTCCATGATGTAATAATACAAAATTCTTTTAATTTATTTTACATGAAAAATTGAAATTATAATTCAATTAATTTTTAATTATATAAATAAAATGAGTAGCAATGGACAACCAAAAAAAATAGCTATACCAATGCGTTCAAGACGTATTATGGGAGATTTGAGGGAATTATTAAAAGACCCACTCTATGAAGTTTTTATTCATTTTGATGAGTCAGATATCAATCATATGATTGTTATGATTCGCGGTCAAGAGGGACCATATGAGTTTTGTCAGTTTTTATTTCATATCCATTTTTCAGATGATTATCCGATGAGCCCCCCAATTGTCAAATTCTGTTCTAGTGATGGTAGAACGCGACTGAATCCCAATTTATATATTGAGGGGAAAGTGTGTTTATCAATCCTCGGGACGTGGCAGGGAGACCCTTGGACATCAGTTATGACAATTAAGACGGTCATTTTGTCAATTATGGCCCTCGTTATGACGCGGGAACCTTTGAGGAACGAACCCGGAATGGAATCATCTTCCGCCGATAAAATAGAAATATATAATCAGATTGTTGAATATGCTTCACTGAATATTTTAGTGAATCAGATTAATCATCCATCTGAGATGTTTGTCCCTCTTTTGAAGAATATGAAGGCACAATTCATTAAAGATTACCCCGCTCTCATTGAAAAAGTGGATAGGCTAATTCGGTCTGACCATAATCAAAAAACAGTTAAAATCAGTTATCACTCGCAGATGGCAACTCTGGATTATGAATCATTAAAAAAGAGGATATATGACCTTTATGAAATTGTGTCATTGGAATCTTTGTCTTTGGAATAAAAAATGATTTAAAAAAAATCTAATAACTATTATAATATAAAATGAAATTCTGTCCAGAGTGCGAAAGTTTATTACATTACCGTGAAAAAGACGGGAAATTGGTTCATAAATGTAATGGTTGTAATTACATTTCCGAAACAAATGAAACAATCATTTCTCAAAATTCGTATTTGAGCAATAACAATCCAACGTTCGGTAATAAGAAAAATTTCATATATGATATGACATTACCAAGAACGATGAAATATGTTTGTCCAAATGATGATTGTATTACTCATGCGAACCCGAAAAAAAAGGAGGCCATATTCTTCAATGAGGGCGACAGCCTGAAAAGTATTTACATTTGTAAGGAGTGTAATACCGAATGGAAGTATTAGGATTCTTTATTTTTTACTTGATTTGGTCGGAATATATAATATCCGGCAACTGACAGTCCAAATAGAAAGGAAATTATGGCCATTATTTGTCCAACAGTCATTATATTATGTTTATAATATTTTTTGTAAAAATTGAAATATAATGATTTAAAAATATCTAACAATTAAATAATATGGAAGCCAATAATACAAATAACGAGTCATCTCCATATTTAGAGTCGAACGATTCAAATTCGAATAATAATTCTAATCAAATCAATGATTTAATTGAGGAGGAGTTTGATGACCTTAAAGCAACTTATCAGTCCATGATTCATCGCGATCGCAAAACAATCCCAATTCTTTCAAAGTATGAAAAGACACGAGTTGTTGGAGAACGCGCAATTCAAATCTCAATGGGGTCGCCTCCTCTTGTGGAAGTTGGAAATTTGGAAAATCCGGTTAATATCGCGGAAAAAGAACTGCGTGAGAAGAAGATTCCGTATATTATCAAGCGGGTTTTACCAAATGGACTGATTGAACTTTGGAGAGTTGATGAGTTGCGAATCGATTAATGATATACTGAATTAAAAACAATATAATAATTTTATAAACTTATAGATATTTTATTAGTATTATTTTACTTTCATTAAAAGTAAAATATTTTTATTTTTTATAAAACAACACAATCCGCAATTTAAGCGGGTGCAGTGAAGTGGCGAGAAAGAGCCTTCATAAGAGTGTTATAGAAGCAGTTCTCCTCTTGAACGACCTTACCCTTCTTATCCTTGACGGAGCAAAGCTCAGGGAAGAGGCTTTGAAGAGTAGTGTCCATATTAATCTTGCGCTTGTTAGTCGCGTCTTGAAGCTTGTGGCTACGGATGTATGAAGTAACCAATTTGAGGGCCTGCTTTCTTGAAACAAGGAGGTGGTCGCTGTCGTAAGTAAGATTCTCAACAATGGGGGCATTGTCATTATCAGTCAAGTCCTTGTGGGCCTCAAAGAAGCTCTTCATCTCAGCGGTATAAACAGGCTTCAACTGTTGAAGGCCCTTGTTTCCATTGGATGCGCGGGTAGAACCACGTTTTCCCTTCTTTTCAAGACGCTTAACATCACGTTCGAGCTTCTTAATGTTGGAGAGAGTAGAACGGGCCTTCTTAATGAGGGCTTGAAGAGTGTTCTGGCAAGAATGGGCCATCTCTAAAAGAGCAAGGGTCTCCGCTTGAAGGGGAGAAATAACACCAGAATCACTCGCATCAACTGCGGTCTCGGCAGTAGCCTCGACAGGGGTTGGGACGGTCTCAACGGGAGCAGGTGTAGGCGCAACCTCAGCAACAGCCTCTGTTTGGGAGGCGTCTTTCTTGGAGGTCTTGGATGAAGATACAGATTTCTTAGATACAGAAGCGGTTCCACTGGGCATCTCTTATAACATTTAATACACAAAAAAATCGGTTTTTTTACGAGCGAGTGAATTAAATAACGGAAAGTTGCGTCCTAAATAATTGAAAAAAATTGAAAGATTAAATTATAAATTTTTAGATGTTTAAACATTCAAATTAAAATGTCAGCAATTCAAAGAAAGTCAGCAACAAAGAAACCAGAACATTCTGATGAAGTTCAGGAAATAGAGATTCCTCTTCCTCCTCAACCTAAGAAAAAAAGTTCTTCTAAACAGGAACCAGTTAAGGTTGTGGTCGATGATGATTCTACTCCTCAATCTGTCGCAGTCGTGGAAACAAAGCCCTCTAAAAAAGAAAAAGGTCCTTCTAAACAGAAGGATTCTACTCTGGAAATTGTCGATGATGATTTTACTCCATCTGTCGCAGTCGTGGAAACAAAGCCCTCTAAAAAGGGGAAAAACTCCGCTCCTAAATCAGTTGAACAAGTTGAACCAGATGAAGTTGCAGAAACAAAGCCCTCTAAAAAGGGGAAAAAACCCGCTCCTAAATCAGATGAACAAGATGAACAAGTTGAATCAGAAGGTCAGGGAGAAGTTGTTGAGAAAGAGAAATCAAAAAAACAGCCTCCTAAATCTTTGGGAGAACAAATCACGGATTCAGTTGAAACATTAACAAGTCAAATTGATAAATCCAAAGTTTTGATTGAATTGAAAGAAGCCCTTCAAAAGCATCTCACCCCTTTAATTACAACCAGAAAGAAGGAATTAAAGGAAAATAAAGAGGATGAATCCAAAGACCCAAACCTTCAATTCTTAGAGAAACAAAAGGATGGTTTGAAGGATGAAATCACAATATTGAAATCATCGATTCGCGAGTTAGCTTCGGTTTTAAAGGTCATCGAGAAAGCTACTAAACAGCTCGAATCGAAGAAAAAGAAATCAAGCAGCGATCCTTCTGAACCAATGAAAGAACGGGCTAAAAATTTTGTTCCAGTTTCAACTGATTTAATGACTTCATTTATTCAACAAAATCAGTCCCTGAAAAGCAATGATGGAAATCTAATCTTCGAACAAACACCTGAGACAAATTCAGATGGTCGTTTCTTAGTTGAAACAACACAACTTATGCAGTTAATTCACGCATATATTCGTGAGAATTCACTGAGAAAGGATAAATTTATCGTTCTTGATTCTCAATTGGAGCCATTGTTTTCTGCTTATTTTGAGAAACAAAAAGAAAAAGGAATCGTTGATATGAAGCCTAATAGTGCGTCAGTTATGTCGGTTATTTATGACCACGTTGAAAAGAAAGCCAAAAAATAAATAGCGTTTTCATTTTAATTTTGGATAAAAAATAATTATTTTATAAAAACCTTTCAATGATTCAGTTCTTTAATCATTTCATCTATTCTACTAATACTATTTTCCTCATAATTCTTTAATAAATCCTTAATATTTGTCGTCTTCGAAAAATGATATAAGTCATACTTCGAAATCTTAAAATTCATATGATGAAATGTCTTAAATACTTTTTGTATGTCCTTTATATTAATAAAATTTTTCAGGTCAAATTTCTCTCGGTCTTTATCAACTCCAATCATTTCAAAATCATACACTAAAATATCACTAATTTTCTTTTTGTCTAAATTCTTTATTGAGCAAATAGTAGGAACCTTCCCGTTTATTGTATAAGATTTTATATATTTTAACTGACATGACCTCGGTAATAAAAGTTCATACTCAGAAATTAAATAAACTGGATGATTATTCATATTTGAACCCATGTCCTTTCGTCGTTGTCTTAACATTGAAAATACAGTAAGCTCACTATCTAAATACAACACTTTCGCATTTTTAGGAATCTTAATCCGAAATAAGCAACATTTCGCGGTTTTGGTCTCAACAAAATGGGAATCCAAAAATTCAAGGGCCTGATCGTTCAATAAAGAGGTCGATAAATAATTCTCAAAAGAAAAGATATCACCATTCTTCAATTTCCTTAACTTATTCAACATGTTCTCCTCTAAGTGTTGGTCCTTGAAATCGATTCCACGATATACATAATACTCTTCCGTCGTTTTAGGACATTTCTTGAAGATTTCATCCAATTCAATAATACTTTTTATGATTCGGTAAAACGTGTAAAAAATATTATTCACAAATTCCGATTTCAATGTTGTTATATCAATCGTTTTTCGATTCTTGAATATGGCGTCAATAATTGAAAAAAGGGACTTATCATAATTTATAAAAAAATTCTCGCGGTCATACAAGAATGTGTTAATCATCTTGTATCCGTTTAACTTGTAATCTTGTAGTATATATAAACCGTATCGCCCAATTTTATTGTAAAACTTATCATATATTTTCTTCAACTTAATAGACTTCCAATAAATGGCCTGTTTATACTCTTCAATCAAATCAGTTATTTCAATTATTGATTTCTTAATACTCATTAATAAATAAAAGAAATTTATAAATTATTATTCTGATTAGAATAATTATTGAATATTATATAAGGTTTTTATCCTAAATCAAATTTTTATCACACAATCACTTATTTTCTCGAAGAAACAACTTTTTTAACAGGGGTCGGCATAGAAGGAAGAGGGTCAGCTCCTTTTCGAACTGTTTTTGCTGGGGGAGCCGGAGCAGGAGCCGGAGCTTCTTCTTCATCAGACTCTTCCTCAGACTCTTCTTCTGCTTCATCACTATCGAGGACAACCTCCTTCTTCGGTTCTGGCTTAGAAACAATTTCATCTCCAGATTCCTCTTCTTCATCGGAATTACGAGACGCAACAACTGCCTTAGAAGGAGCAGATGCGGACGTAGTCCGTGTTAAAGAAGCTGAATCTTCTTCGCTTCCCGAACGGAAAACGAATGATTTCTTCTCCACTGAACGAGGAACAATGTGAAGCTCTTTGACATACATCTTCAAGCCGAACTTACCAAGGTAATACCAAAATTCCAATCGAACAACTGCGTCAAAACGTGTTCTCGGAGGAAAACAACCATTCAAATCATCAAATGTTGCGACAGGAATTTCAGTTCCAGTCTCTGAATCTACAACCTTGATATTTGGATTACCATCGCGAGTATACAACGAAAGATTCGTTGAATAAAATGTCGCTTCGGTTCCATCTTTCAATTGGCCAAGTTTTTCATTGAGAGACCTGTTGTATTTACCTTCGACCAGTTTCGGACCCAATTCCTTATCAAAAATTTGTTTAGCATTAGTTGTTCCGTGTTGAAGAGCCCATGAATCCAGTTTCTTTAATTGTTCATAAATAGGGTCTTCCTGTTCAAAACAAGCAAGGATAGAGTGTTTTTCACTTTTTTCTTGTGATTGACTATCTGACGCCATACCAGTTGAAACGCCGAATTTACCATATAAATTGGGTAATCTTAGTTTGAACCATTTTGAACCATTTAATGAGATTTCTGATTTCAGTTTTCCACCTTCATTCTTTTGAGGCTTTGAAGCATTCAAAGAAGAGATATCCAAATCCTCAATCGGGATAACATTATCTTTCTTTTGATATTCCTTTTTCTCTCCTTCGCCACGAATTTTGATTGCTTCACACACAAATGAGTTCGCAAATTTTCCGTTGCGGTCGAAATAAAATCGGACATAACCGATGACGGATACAAGCATATTTCTCTGAATGCGCTTTTCCAGTTCCTCAAATGAAGAGACTGTTTCTGATTCATCATTCTCCGATACAACAACAACCGAAAAATTCTTCGATTTGTATGCTGTCTGGATATTGAATCTGAGCTGTCCTTTGTCATTCAAGAAACCATTACATAAAGCGCTTACGACCGATTTCTGGTCCTTTGAATAGCTCTTACCGAAAACGGCCTTGTGATTATCAAAAATGATGTTCTTGATTCCTTCTTGAAAAGCTTCAATCTGTTTAGCTGATTCGCCGTCAAATTCAATTGTTAGCGAATATGATATAGTTCCATCTTTATTGGTGAAGCTTGAAGCGGGATAAACGGTTGAACCATCTACTTGAAATGAGAATTTCTCTCCATCGGAAGTCAATGAACCATTCTTTGAACCGGTTTTTGACTCTGACATTTCGAGACGAATTGATTCATAATCAATTTCACCCTTGTTCAATAAAGGAAGACCCTGTTGTTGTTCTTGTTGTTGTGTTGATGACATTTTGATTTTATTATTCATCTTATACTGATAATATTAATATTCAATTTTTTTTAAACTGTTTTTCCGTCATTGGATTAAATTAATTAAATATGAAAAATTGATTTAATTTAAAATAAAAAATATACTAATTATAGAAAATGTCAAATACAAGTATTTGTTGTTCAATAAAATCCAAGAAAGAACCGAATGTCAGATGTTCTCATCCGACGGTTCATTCAAGCGAATATTGCGGGATACACATTAACGCCAAAACATTAGTCAGATTTGTCGGAGGATTCGGGGTTCAGTCTCCGAAAATAGAAATCCCCAAAGAAAAACAAGTTCAAGAAGTCATCCCTGATAAAAATAAAAAACAAAGACATTCAGTAAATGAATCGCAAGAGGAAAAAAAAGCTTCTATACGTATTCAATCTGTATTTAGGGGATGGAATATGCGTCGTCGCTCCAAACCGAACAATATAGAAGACTGTGGGACACTCGAAAACCTTTTAGAAATCCTAATTGAGTATTATATTCAATATCAGGATGCGACCGATAATTTATGGTACGGATTCGACATCCGGACACTGGAATCGATTCTTGAATCAAAGCGTCCAGTCAATCCATATAATACGAAGGACCTCAAACAGAATAATAAACTTATGGCAAATTACGCCCATAAGAAATCATTCCTTTTAGAGAATAATCGAAAAATGAGCCATGATTCACCAAAACTTACGGAAAGTCAGAGGTTCTCACAGTTTGTAGTCAGAGTATTTCAAAAATTCGATGAATTGGGTCAATACACGGACACCGAATGGTTTACAATGTTAAGCCTCGAACAGCTTAAACAATTCTACCATTTAGCGAATGACATGTTCGATTACAGGGCGCAACTGACCGATGAAATGAAGAAGAACATTGTAAAAAATGGGCTCATATTTCACAATTTTAAGTCGACCCTCTCCAAATTCCGGAATGTTCATACTCGTATTTTACAGGTGGAAATTCTCAGAGAAATGGAGCGTGTCGTTGATGAAGGGGTCGATAAGGAATTCAAAATAATGGGGATGATTCTAATTTTGTCTGCGCTGGTCGAGGTAAGTCATCGGGCCTCGTTGGCCCTCCCTCACCTTGTCCAGAGCACTTTTTTTACGGATTAATCAGCATATACGATTCCCGCAATACCAGCCTCAATTCTTAAAACATTATAATTCGTAGCATAAATATTCAATTGCGTATCCTTTTGAATAACACATTCATTCAGAACCAAATCGAGCGTCGCATTATCAATTCTACTAAAATTACACGTCCCACTCGGTTGAAAATCCTCGGGCTTCAATGAAAAAGAGTATAAATAAATGAAATTGCGCGGGACGCGTGTGTGATATTGGTAGGGCTGAACCACGCGAAAAATGAACGGTTCCCTCCTCTTAAAGCGCTCTTGTCCCTCAAAGCGAATGGTCGCGGAGTCAATTGTATCGCCGGGAATGGGTTCTCCATTGCTAAAATCAAAGAAATCATAGGCCTTATTGGGGCCAAATTGGAAAATGCGGTTCGTTTGTAGAACCCATATTAATTCCTTAACTGGTTGATTGAAATACATTGGGACCAATATATTCTTTTCATTTACTCCGACGGTATTAACCTGTAATTGGTCGATAAGATATTCCAATGAACATGACGTAAATTTCTTGCGCTCCTCATTTTCCAAAAATATATAGTCCACCCACAAACTGGCATCAACAATGGTTTTTCCTTCAACAATACTACTGTTTTCTCCACCCAATCCGGGTGGAAGTCCATTGCTAGAAATCCAGAGCTCATCGAAGTTTCGGAAAGCAACAATGATCCTTACCTTGGAATATTGGAGACTTATGAGAGGGAGTGAGAGGCCAATGTTTCGATTAAACCAGAATTGTAGGGGAATATAGAGGTTGAGTGGGCCTGACTGGGTGTCAGTCGTGAAATCGAAGTGCTTCCCAATCATTAAATTATAGCCATACTCTTTTTCGGAGGTTAGCGTGAGTTCGCTCCATATTTCTAACCACTGGCCATACTGCCTATCAATCAAGAAGCCTCCTATTTCAATGTCGATGTGTTGAATAATGGCGTGTCCAATCGCATTAACCCAACTTACAGTATAACAGGGATTATCTTGGGGATTGACATTGAGGTTCGGTAGTCGCACATTCAAGAAGATTTCATGAACTAAATCGGCCTGTGGGTCAATATCACAATATACTTTCGTCCCGAAATTGACGATTCCGTGAAATAATTGCTGGATGCTCTCAATCGCAAAATTTGTATGTCTTTTATAGACACCTACAAAAAATGTAATTTGTGGGTTTCCAGTTAGATATACATTTTGTGGTCCATATGCGCTTAATTGTAATAATCCTCCGGTCATATTATATAATATGTCATACTTTTTAAATTTGAAAAAATTGATTAAAAATAAATACAAGTTTTTAATGATATAAATCTATAATGAGCTCACTTGTTGATAAAACACAACATCTTGATGAAAAAACAGCATGTCTATTTCTTAGATTGGGAATATTTTCCAGAAATAATCCATTATTCAGTGGATTTTTTGAACAATTGAAACAACTTAAAGTTGTATCTGATGTAATTCTGTTCATTTCTCAACTTACGATTTCTATGAAAGAAAATATTCAAAAATTGTTTGGTCAGATTGGGATTCAAATCCCAGAAGAACACTGGCGTCTTTTTATGGAAACGCCAATTGAGTCATTCGAATCATTGATCAAATGGAATCATTATTTCACAAATAGCTTGAATGAAGAACAACGCGAGAAATATCACGAAACTTATCAAAATCAGTTCATTCCTCTTGAAAAACTCATTTCTTTTTTAAAGAGTTTCTATTTGAATGAGCAATTTGGGATATATGTCAGGAATTTTACTGGACGTTCAATCAAGATTGAAATTACTCATCGGATGAGCATTGAAGAATTGAAGAGGAAAATTCAAGAAGAAGATGGAACCCCAGTTGAACAACAAAGATTTGTATTTGCTGGGAAAGACTTCAAGGATTCTATGTTGCTTGGTATGTATAATATCCAAAAAGACTCAACGATTAATCTTGTTCTCCGTTGTAGAGGAGGAATGCACCATACAAGCTCCACTGGAAATATCAGAAACGATTATGAATTACTTAGAACAGAATTGAGCCAAAAACTTCAAGAATTGTTCAAGAAAAATTTCTATGAATGAAAAACAATTGTTTTTCATTTTCATTTATAACTTAAAAAATACAAAATAATAATATATATGTCATTAAATGAACAAGTCGCCCAGATAATTCAAATAATCACGAAATTACAAAAACAAGAGGATTTTCACACAAGTAAAAACATCGTCGCCGACAAAACAATTTATGCGAAGAAAGGCCTCCATGTCGGGGATTTTAATCCAGCGTTCGACCTTTTCATAAAAGGGAATAGTTGTATAAAAGGGGACTTAATAATAAAAGGAAACCTCGTTTATGAAAATAGCGGGAGTATTACCAAAAGCGAGTTCTGTGATGTTGTCGCCTCGGAAATATCCGGTTTTCGTATAAGGTCTGACACATCAACACAAGGCTTTATGTGGAATGAATCCAACGCGGAGTTCGTTATCGCGGATGAGCGATATTTTGAAGAATGTAATCGTAGCTATTTGAAGAATATCCGGATGAATGATATTCAATGTAGGAACGTCGTTCTTGAATCAATCTCATCATCATCCCCTACACCAATTAAAATAATGACCGACACATTAATACAAGGAAATCTATCAATTTCACAAAATCTAAATGTTAATTCTATAACAGCGGATGATTCCGTTTATTTCAAAAAACCTATTATCGCCGATATTGCGAAAATAGATAAGAACCTATACGTTGATGGAACCGCCGAAATAAAAGAATTATACACGGATGCCCATCAAACGAAGAAGTTGAATATTTTGGAAAATGTCGGGGTTGATGGAGATGCGGTAATAAATGGGAACCTTTATGTAAAATGTGGGGCCGACATTCGGAAAACGCTGGAAGTTGGGGAGGACCTCATTATCGGGCGCTCACTCATATTCAATAACGGGGGCGGGGCCTCAACTGGGATCGCTTTTTCCGAAATAACCCCCATTGAGAACGGGAGTGTATCTTTCATTAATGGAAAAAGAATTCCCGAAATTGGTGATGTTCTGACAACGGAGGAAAATCAATCGCTCTGGAATAAATCGCTCGGGAACGAACTCAATGCGAATCTTCAAAGAATAACGAATTTGAATCTCCCCAAAGAGAATGGCGACGCCGTAAATAAAAAATACGTAGATTCATTTGTTTCGGGCTGTCATTTTATTCCATCGGCGCGCCTCTGTTCTACAAGTGGCGTAATAGACGCAGTTTTTACAAATGGATCATATATTTCCAAGAAGATGGAGGAGCTCGTAATAGACGGGGTCTCCCCTGATATAGGGGATCGGGTCTTGCTCTATAACGGTTTATATAATGTCATATCGAAGGGAAACCGGAATCAGTCGTGGATTTTACAGAAGACAACTGATATTATAAATAGGGATGTTCTTGTTCTTGTTAGATACGGAGAGAAGAACGCGAGGAAAATATTCTGTTTGAGTAATAATATCGAAGTATGGGAGTTTTTAACATCGGATGAATACGTTAAAAAGGCGGTAGATATGGATAATATTATAAAAAGGCTGGAAAAGCTGGAAAAGCTGGTTAGTAGTCTCCTTACAAATTCATCATAATATCTTGTATATACGACATCATAACATGTGCGGTTTTTCGAAGGTGATGACCATCCAAATCAATTATGTGTGGAAGATTTTTAAAAATGTTTTTCTCAGTATAATCATCATTACAGCTATTTTTCATTTCATCCAAAAATAGGGAGATTGATTCATCCATTTGCTCAGTTCTTACGAACTCATAATCATTTAATTCTTCGACGGCGCTATAAATATCAAAAAAGGAAGAGTTCTTATTTGATATTTCTTGCTGCGTCGCATGAAATGTATTCGGGCCCTTGTAAGAGCAGATTTTGATTTCTAATAAAACGCACATCATTGATTCATAAAATGTCATTTTATAATAATATATAAACCAATATTTTTAAGTTAAAAATCCATTTTATAACTTAAAAGAATCCAAATAAAATAAACCATGAGTAACGAACTTCTACCATATATAAAAAATCTTGAAAAAAGATTGGATGAATCCAATGGCGCAATCCGTAAATTAGAGAGCTCACTTAAAAATGACCTCTCAACTGGAAAGATAACATTCGCCGGAAAAATGGAACCGTCCCAAAATGCGACCCATGATATCGGGTCGGTCCAACGCTTCATCAAAGATTTATACTTGTCCGGTAAAATTATATATCCGGATGTGCTTGATTTCGGAATAAATAATGATTTTTGTATTAATCAAATGGGGAAAGTCGGGTTTCATACGAAAACAAATATGGACGGTGTATCAATCAAGGGACTCCCGAGTTTTACTATTCAGGGCGCGATGTATATCGGAGAGATGACTTTCATTATTCAGATATCCGGAGCCATCGAGAATTACATAACCATTATGGACATTGCTGTCGTCGATTCGATCCCTCTCCAAATAATGGAGATAAACGGCGACAGAATAACTGTCCACCCTTTCGATGAGAAAAGCGTCGTCATATTTGAGCCGAACAAGCTATATAATTTGGTAATACATAATACAATTCTGGGAGTATTGGACGCGAGCAATAAATCAATTATGAAGATTGATGCCCTCGGAAACCTTTTTTATAACACAACCAACCGGAAGGCCGATATTACATTAAATGGGTCCGTCCATTTTGAGCAGGGGGCCCACTTTAAAGAGATGACAGTCGAAAGCTCGAAAATAATTATGAATATGAATGCCGAATTTGTGGGAGGTAAAAGGGCTCCCCTCGATGGCGAAATTGTGGGGTCCAAAGATAAGCAACAGCTCTGGAATAAATCGTTTGGGAATGATGTTTCCGTCGGGATGAACCGGATTCGGGATATGAATGACCCCGTTGCGGATACTGACGCAGTGAATAAGCGTTATATTGACCGCTATTTGTCGGGGCTACGTATTGCGAAGCCGGTTGTGTCTTCTATTCTGGTCGCCGGAGGGAAGTATGCGGAGTCGCGCATTTGCGTTGCTGATGCGCGCTTTGAGAAAGGGGTGCGTTATATTTTGATGAAGCAGGAGAATCCCATGGAGAACGGGGTGTATGTCGGGGTGGATACGTTCGCAATTGAGAGGGCCGATGACTTTTGTAGCCGGATGGGAGCGGATGAGTTGCGGATGTATTACACTTTCATTGAGGACATGGGTGTGGGCGTTTGCTTTAATTGTATGGATGATTTTGAGTGGGACCGGAGCCCGATTCATTTCAATACATTCTCGAAGACGGAGAGCTACACGAACGGGGCCGGACTCAAAAAGGAGAATAACCAGTTTTCAGTGGTGGTGAATCCGGAAGTGTTCGATATCGGGGAGAATGGGCTCGAATTGAAGGTTGGGTCATTGGACAACAAATATATCCGAAACAACTATATCCATCTTATTGGGGAGTCGGGTATTGATATATCGAAGTCGGTAATCCATCACGGGGAGAATGCGCGGGTTGGCTTGAAGGTGAACCGGAAGCAGTTCCATTTTGGAAAGAACGGGGAGCTCGAATTGAGTTCAGGAGGACAGACGGATAAAGTGGAGTTCGGTGATACAATTACGGCGGTTAAGGCTTTCCAGAATGTCCATCAGTTGTTCCCGCCTAAGAAGATTTTTGTGGAGTTTCAGTATAGCGAGGATAATATTGGAGGTGATAACACGATTCAATATTACGTGTGTAGCTTGGACTCCGAGGGGAAGACGACTAATTGTAGGAAGAGCGACGAGTATCATTATGGTGATGAGGCGAGTAGTGTTTTTGCGAATGTGGAGTGGGAGATAGTTGATAATTGCTATGGTTATAAACTGTATCGGAGAATCAACCGGAATTTTCAGTGTATTACGGTGGGGAAGACTGATTTGAGTGTTCTTGATATATTAGCGCCGAAGCATTTTACGAAGATTGAGTGGGTCGATTGCGAGGGTCCAGATGATGTGAATCGAACGGTGTTTGTTGTGAATAATGTGGGGTCCGGCGGGAGTTTTTTCAATGGCGGGGGCGTCGGGATTGGGATTGAAAGGGCGGTGAGCGCTTTACACGTGGTGGGGAATCAGGTGAATAGTAGGGGGGATTCCGTTGTTTTGGTTGAAGGCGGAGACGATAATCGGGACCTGCTACGCTTGTATAGGAGAGGTATAAAAGGTGGGGCGAAGATTGTGGGGGAGACAGCCGACGGGAAGTCGTCGATTGAGATGGGCCGGAATATGCGGGTTGTTGTGGAGGATGAGGGGGTCGTCTTTCTTGGGCGGCGCGATGATATGGATGATATTAATTATAAGATGGGGTCGGACAGTTTCAGTGTTCAGGCCGGTGATGGTGGAATATATGCGTCGGGTGATATGATGTGCGGGGGCGCATTTGCGACTTTTAATAATCGCATTGGAAACAACGGGGCCGTTCTGAAAACGGGGTGTATCGGGAATAGTATTGGGAATGAGGTGGGCTTCTTGTGGGAGGGTGATGGACTGTTCGCGGTTCCTTTTAATAATGGGGCCCCAGCGGTTAAGAAGAGAGTTGGAGTAAAGAATTTCACGATTCAACATCCAATACACGCCGATAGATATTTGGTTCATGCTTGTTTGGAGGGGCCGACGGCGGATGTGTTTTATAGAGGGGTGGGCCGGATTGAATACGGGGATGACTCGACGGATATTGAATTACCGGAGTATTTTAGCAGAGTGGTGGAGAAGGAGAGTCATACGATTCATATCACGCCGAGGGGAAAACCGGTGGGGATTTTAGGGGCGGATATTGTTGGGGGGAATATATTGCGGGTGTGTAGCGATAGAATTTACGGGATTGATTTGGAATTCTATTGGCAGGTCATTGGAAAAAGGGCGGGGACTGATTTTGATAGTGAACCGAAGAAGGGGGATGTGGTTGTTCAAGGATTCGGCCCTTACACTTATTTAATATAGTAATTACGTAAGTAATTGCTATATAAGATAACACTTATTTAATTTGATGATTACGTAAGTATTTGCTATATTAAATAACACTTATTTAATTTAGATATATAGATATAAATTATGTAAGTAATTGCTATCTCTATTTCTATATTATATAACACTTATTTGATATAATCTTTTTATAATAATTTTGTAAAAAAGTTTTATTCATTATAATAATGAATACATCTAAAAATAGCCCATTAAATACAATATTTACAAATAAAACTAAATTAAAACTCCTATTCGAAAAACAAAAAGTACGAGTTCCAAATATTAAAATAAATATAATTCATAATAGATATCAAGAAGTATTTTCACGAATGATGACTATTTTTAATAAATCAATCGTTTTTCGTGAAGTATTTTTACCAAGAATGGATAAAAGAACAAAATTTATGAGAATAAATAGAAAATTTACACCATTAACATCCGAAAAGTTTGAAGAACAAAAAGAAATATTAAAAATAAATAATACATATGAACAATATAGTTTTCGTCAAGATATTCCTCTATTTACTTATATAACAAATGATCCGGACCAATTTGAAAATTGGAGCGCGATTCGAATATTTGAATGGTGGCGCAATTTAAGAATGAGTGGAATATCAAAAGAAAACTGGGATGTATTTGACGCGGTTAAATACTTATTCATCAATCAGTTTATGAGAATTATGAACAGTTATTTGAAATATGGAGTTGATGATAAAGGAGATAAACTTTCTATTGATAAATTAAAAGAATATTTGAAACTTGTAGATGAATTTTATATAAGTGGAGGACGATATAAGTATTTATTAAATATTCAAATTGCATTTTGTGAGTGGTTTTCTGAGAGATATATTAAAGGATTACTATTTGAAATGTATAATAAAAATAATAATCCAAGATACACCAGTACAAATAGTATAATTTATTATAGTTATATAGATATAAAATATATATTTGAAATAACTTTACTAAATGAAAATGGCATTTTAATAATTCCATTATCATTTTTCCAATCAGAAAATAAATTTATAAATTTATATAGTGCTCCAATAATACCTTTACTTGGAATAAATTATAGGACACATCCTCATCGAAATTTTGTTTATCTTCCATTTGCTCAATTTGACCATGATATAAGATTCCATTCAAAATATTTATTTATTTATTATTTATACACTATATATGATTACAATATTTTTACAAAAACAAATAAATTTAAACCAATGAATGAAATATTAAAAATGGAAAAAGTAAATAATAAATCAATAATAAAAAATATTATTGGTAGAACAAATCTATATACGAATAATTATAATATTATAAATAATTTATTTGAGAAAAGATGTAAATTTTTAACACTTTTAAGTTATATTAGTAATGATGAACCTAAAAAATTATTATGGTTTATATTACATGAAATATTTTTTTTTGATAAAATATCAATAGAATATCCATTGTTATATTTTTTTGATATAAACATTATATTAAATACTTTAATAGAAGTATTACTGGTTGAAAATAATGATGTTTTTAATGAAATAAAAAGTAAGTATTCAATAGATTCAATATATATACTTATATGCGCTTGTATAGTTTATTTCATGTTTGAATTTTTAGAACTAAATATTATTCAAAAAATTAGTATTACAGTAGATGGCTCAACTACAACTGTTTCATTTGATGGAATCCCATTAGTTATATTAAAAATAAAATCAATGTCAAAAACTGTAAATATACTATACAATAATCCAAAAATAGAAAGTTTTATTAATTTATCCGCTCTTTTTGAACGAACTGGTTTTCAATTTATACCAATAATAAGGTCTAAAATTAATAATAATAAAGTTGAAAAAATATTAAGAAATTCATATTATAAAAGAATATATCAATTACCACAATTCCAATAGAAATTATAATATATAGATATAATATGATACCATATCCGCTCATATTATATAAAAAGAACCCCAAAAAGATATATTCCAGTTATGGAATACCATTTGAATGTGTCGAATTAGTCCGCCGGTATTTTACCTTATATTACGGCCTCACATTCCCATCGATCCCTGACGCTTTTGATATGTTCAGCTCAATCAACTCACTCATCCACATAAATACGAACCAAGTCATTTTATTGGAAACGGTCAATTCCCAGAATGTAGATGATTTAAGAGTAGGGGATATTATATTTTGGAAGCGTAATCGCGCAAATACTAATTACGGCCATGTTGGGATTGTTGTCCGCGAAATAAAAGGAAAAGTCGCAATCGCGCAACAAAACATGGACGATTTAGTAGAAGAATATAGCGCATCTGATATAATTCGCGCAATGAATCGCAAAAATTCGCAGTTCCTTGGGATAAAGCGTCTACCCAAATTTATTACAACTCCTGTGAGAATCCCCATCGAAAAAAAATGATTTTATATATTCCATTTTATTTTTATCCAAATAAAATGAAAGTCATACGAATTAATCATTCAGGCACGATTCTTTTCAATCAAGATAGTCATTCAATGACATTTTATCGGATTGAAGGCGACCAGCTCCACATTATTTATCGCCATACACAGCAAATCCCACTTCAAATAAGTGCGGGTGAGTGGTCTGTTAGCGACATGTTCTTCCTAATTGGGGGCGATTTCTCGGGAAATATTGGGAAATGCGTTGTTAATCCAACCACGGCGCAGGAGAAGCTTTATCCTTTTGTGAATATTATTGAACACAAGTATGCGGTTATGAGCATATCATTTCATTCTTCTGGACTATATGTCATAACCGCTTGTAATCAGAAGATGGTTTTATGGACGATTACAAATACTGAAATGAATCCTGTGTATCGGATTGAGCAAGGAGATTATGGATACGTTTGTTCAACTGCGTTCCATCCTCAAAATATGATGTTCGTAGTCGGATATTATTACAGATATTTTGAAAAATATGCGATAACTACTGCGGTTCAAAAAATACAGCGGTCCGAATCTCATTCGAGCTCAATCATTTTCCTAACATTTGGAAAGGATGGAAAAATGTTGTATTCGTGTTGCTTGGAGCAAATATGTGCGCAATCGAGCGAAAATCTGACGCGTATGTTTGTTATCAATAACCGGCTATTATTTCCGAGCCTCGATAAGATTGGGCTTCAATACCAGTATCTTTTTCACAATGGACTGAACCAGTTCTTGATTTTGATGAATGATACTGTATTTGAATTTGCGATTGAGTTCGCGTTTAATGAAGTCCAAATCAAGAATTTGAAAAAGAATGAGTTTCGGTATCCGGTTTTTTCATATCGGGACAAGATTTGCTCTGTTAAGGATAATCGGCTAAAAATCGAGAATTGATTTTTAGACGGATTATTTTTGAACACTTGATAAAATTTTATACTTTTTGTAATATTTATTTTATAATAAACAATTTTCATTTAGATATTTTATATATTAATTTATAAAGTAATATTAATTTTTAGTAATTATATATAAAATTTAAATTACTTTTTTATTATATAATATATAATGAGTGATGTAAATATTAATAATAATGCCTATATAAATGGTAAACAAACGCTTATTGAATTGTCTGAATATATTAATTTAATAATGGGTAAAAATACAACATATAATAAATTAATACAAAATACAGAAACGTATTTAAGTAATATATATACAAAGAATACAAAAAACGCATCTACTATAAAAGAAAATTTCATGAAATATATAGAAATATTAAAAAAATTATACGAATATAATGTTCATTATGAAAATTTATTAAAAAAATATGATGAAAAATATAAAAATGAGTTACAATCATTAAAAAAAACTAATATAGAAAAAACTAATAGTAAAAATTTAAATGCGAAAAAAATTCGTGATAAAATATTTGAGATATTAATTAAACAAAAACTAAAGGTTCGAGGGTTTTTGACTAAAATAAAATCTAAAATTAATACATTGTTTGAAGAACTTTCAAATGAACAATATGATTCTCTAAAAAAATTTAAAAAAATTATCAATAATAAAAATGTCAAATCCAGATTACTTTTACCCGAACACAAAAATGAATATATAAAGTCAGTTAAATCTTTTTCTACAATTCATAAATTATTAGGAATTACATTTAATAAGGCAGGAACTAAACAAGAATATTTAAATATGATTTCTAATGAACAACAAAATAAAATTAATAAAATTAATTCTGATATTATGAAATCATTAACTAGTTTAAATAAAATTAAAGCAACTATAAATAATTTATATATAAATAATGAAAATGTGAATTCAAATAATTAAAAACTAATAATAATTTTCAAGATTTCAATAAGAATTATTTTTTTTTAAATCTTCATGTTTGTAAATAATTCAATTTAAAAACAATAAAACTCTTATTTATAAATGTATCACAACACCTTCTTAGATTCAAAAAGATATAATCGTATTCATGTGGAGAATACGCAAGAGGTTCGAAATATGAGTCTCGCCCCTTTTATTGTAGAGGGTGGGTCCATCTTTAAAAAACCGTCCTATTTTTTAGAATCCGTTATCGTTGGACAAGCGAAAGACCCCAAAGAGGGAATGATTTCATACCGCAATGGTAATTTCGCTGGGTATGATGGTGAGAACTGGAAGACTTTTACAAAAGAGAGCCTATGGATGAGCGCGGAAGATGACAATATTGTTTATACAACGGGCCGACGCATTGGTATAAACAAGTCCAACCCAAAGAAAGCCCTTGAAGTCGGAGGTGATGTGTTGATTGATAAGAAGTTGGTCGTGTGTGAGGATGCGAATTTGGGCGTTGGGGTCTGTCTTGGAGAAAACGCAGGTAAGAAAAGGGCGGGGTATATTCGCTTCTGGGAGAATCTATTTGAGGGATACGACGGTGAGAAATGGGTCCCGTTTGGTAAAAGGGAGGAAATTGTGGAGCCCGTGGCCGTTGAGGCGCCGCCCCTTGATTTGACCGCAGTTGAGAAAATTAAACTATTGTGCCCAATGATTTTCACAAATGCGAAGGTAGATTCTCATTTCTATTATAATTTTGATAAAAACGAGTTCCGTATGGAAAAAATGAATGAGAAGCTCGATACAATTAAAATGGAGGATTTATCGATCGGGAATATTAAAATTGGGGGTGATATCATATTTTCGGATGGGAAGGTCCGTCATTCAATCCGGAACGTGGGAGACCCAGTATACGCGGGAGATGTCGCCACGAAGCGCTACGTTGACCAGATATCGAATGGATTACAGAATTACGTTGTTTGCGACTTTTTGTGTATGGGCGCGGATGGCGCAATTAATGAAGAATGCGAACTCGCCCTTTCGAGAACAATTGGAGAGTTGGGTGATAACAAATACTTAGTTATGCTGAATAGATCAGGGCCAGAGCTTTTCAGGGTGGCCGATATTGGTAGTCCGCTTAAATTGGAGAAAATAAATGATATTTCTCTTCCGGCGAAGCTTTATGTTCGAGAGGGGCGCTATGGCCGGAGTGAGTATTTCATCTTCAAAAAGGGGGAAGGCTATGACTCATTACAGATAAACGGGATTGAAAATTTAGAGTATGTGGGGGGTATATCAAAGGTCGGGAAGGAAATCCGGCTCAAATTGGACAGCGCAATTTTCTTGGAATCGAGCCAAGGGATTACTCTTCGAGAGAACTCCATTGACGCGTCCAAGTTCATCAAAGATGGGACGCTGAGAGTGGATTGGGCGCAAATTCCGGACGGGATGATTGATTCGCGCCACATCGGGCCGAAAGTTATTCAAGGGGCGAATATACATCCTAAGACGGTGGGGGACGCCCATTTGAAGGATGGCGCAATTAGGAATCATCACTTGACGGTTGGAATTATTACCGAAAAGGAATTGGCGAGTGATTGTGTGGATAAGGCCCATTTGAAAGAGGGAATAATTCATAATCGGAATTTGACGGGGGGGTGTATTATGGGGGCTAACATAACTAATGAACAAATCGAAGCCCGACATTTATGCGCGGGGTCCGTGGATACAAAGCATTTGTGCGCAAATATAATATTGGGTGAACACATCGCCAACGAGCAAATAGGCGCGAATCATTTGCGTAATGAAATCATTTTGAATGCTCATTTAAGTGATGCGTGTGTAGGATGGGAGAATATTTGCGCGGATTCAATAAAGAGGGCACATATTTCGCCAAACGCGGTGGGGTCCTTGAATATTGAGGACGGCGCAATAACGGGCCAGCATATCCGGCCACAATCTATAACGGCGGACCACATTTTGAAGAATTCCATTATGGGTCATCATATTGGGCTTGGTCAGATAAGACGGGACCACTTGGAGGACTCTTTTTTGGAGGAGCGCCATTTATCGGCGAATATTATTAGGGAGGACCATATAATTGATAATGTTATAACAGGAGCCAAAGTTAGGAATAATGCGATTGAAGGAAAACACATCGCGACTAATTCTATTGATGACCGCCATATTATGAATATGTCAATAAAAGGAAACAAGATATTGGATGGGTCCATTAGCGAGAATAAAATCGTGGATGAAAGCATATCGACGAACAAATTAAAAGATAAGAGTATAACGAATGATAAAATCAGGCTTCCTTTTATTAAAATATCGTCGGACCCCGTTTTCACTTGCACGCAAGTTGTCAATTTGGGAGAAACGTTCAATCTGGGATTGAACCAGAACTATATGATTCCCAAAATAAGGGATGGCGTTGCGGAGTTTCTGACGAATGTCCGTTTTGGAGAAGAGGGGAGCAATAGTCGAATGGAGATTAATATTCCGGTAGAGTTTAAAGGAGGGGAAAAATTACATTACATTGGTGAAATCATTGGAATGTATCGGGGGATACGATTGGAGGAATCGTTCTTGAAGAAGTGGGTGAAGTGCGATGGGAGTAGTGTCCGGAAGTGCGATTATTATGATTTGTATATTCGGATGGGGGCCGATGATTCCGGAGATGACAACTTCTATTTACCTAAAATAGCAAATGATGTTATTGATTATTTTATTCGCTTTTGTTAAGGATTCGATTATTAATTATTATTTTATTCTTTCGGTTTTCCTTGTTGAGCCTGAGCTTTCTCTAAAATTGATAATAAAGATGAAGGTGAAGCAGGACCACTTTCAGTTTCCTCTGTTTTTTTCTTAAAGTAATTAACTTTATATGTCAAATTCATAGTAGATACAGCAAAAGCGGTTATAACAAGAAAAGCAATAAATAATTTAGGAGTCGGACTATCTGATTTTTTTTCAGATTTTTCAGTATTGAGTTCTTTGGGGTCGCAATCTGAGGCTTCACTCTTCGCATTAAAATAAACAATAATTACAGAAATAATAATAAATAACATAAGTCCCATCCACAATACAATAAATATTTTTCCTAATTGGACATCAGGTTGTGCTTCCATAAATTAAATATATATTTTATTATCGAAAAAATAACTTAAAGAAAAATAAATATATTTGTTTATGAGTGTAAATGGAGATGAAGAATCCGTCGCTATGGAATTGAGTGATACAAACGCGACAATGTCTAAAATGGTAGAATTAGATACTTTTGCCCAGAATATGTTGGTATCAATTTATAATTTAAAGATGGGGCTTAAAAGTCTTGAAGCGAACCTTCGCAACTATCAGAAGGAATCGAAGAAGTTGTTTCAATCAATGAAGGCGAAACCGAAGAAAATTAAATCCGCAAAGGTTGGAGGTGGAGATAGCGGAGCAAAAAAAGAGCGCAAACCAACCGGATTCTTTAAGAAGAGTAAAATTCGTAAAGAGTTAATCGATTTCTTTAATAGTCCGGATATTTCTACGTTCATTTCTCTAATAAGTGCGGAGGAGAAATTGAAGGAAGATTCTAAATTTGAGGAAATGGATGAGAATATGATGATATCGAGGCCATCAGCCACTAAGATTATCAACCGCTATATTAAAGAGAAAAAACTGGAAAATCCACAGAATTCACAGTATATTATTCCTGATGATAAATTAAAGAAATTACTGACCCCTCTTGAAACGACTGATAAGAAGAGTGGAGGATATCGCTATTTTAATTTACAGAAATACATTAAGCATTTATTTTATAAGTAGATAATTTTCAATTGGCGAATACAAGCGACTCTACACTTTTTGAAGAGTTGTGTGTATTTCCTCAAAAAATTTCTGAACCGCGAGTATATGTTTCCGGTTCGCTTGTGAAAAACTAACAGATTCAAATTCGAGAGATGTTATTTCAAAAAAGAATTTTTGAAATAGCGAAAGTGTTTCAAACCTATCAGGCTTCTTTCCAAAAAAGAATTCTCTTTCATCACAACCCGCTGGATATTTTTCTGTAATTAAATAGTAAATATCTGGAACGAGACTATTGACCATATCAATGAAAGCCTGTTTGACCTGTCGATACTCTTTTTGTGTTTTCGGTCCCATTTGGGCCGATATCTTTGAATATAGCAAACAGACAACATCAAAACAAGGAACTTTGATATTATCATAGAAATCCTTGTTTTCTTTGTCCTCATTTGGAGAATTCAAGTTCATGGCGGTGTGTAAAATGCGGAATGTTTGTGCCCTCATTGCGTTTCTGGTTGATTGCATAAGAATGTATTGTTCAATCAAAATAAACAGAACCATTTTAGAAAATCTCGCCATTTCATCAATTGAAAGCGTCGATATGAAATCAAGATTCGTCTGGAAAAAGCTCATTATGTTTCTTTTGTTCATTCCATGAAAGAATCCAATTTGTCTCAAATCTCTTGCGGAAATTCCGGAAGAGAATCTCTGTAATTGTTCAAACGTATGTTGTAATTCAACTGTGCGTGCGTCCATTTTTAATTATCAAAAAATATAAACTATTTACTATCAATTTTTCCTTTTCCTTTTCCTTTCCAGCCGTGATAAGTAAAAAAGAAGTCTTCCGGTCGCCCTCTCCTCTTACTGGCCTTCATTTTCTTAATGCGTTTATTGATTATTTTATTGAACGCCTTATCCTTCAATATTTGGACGAGTATCCTTTGAAAAGAGGCCCCCATCTTACCCCAGAACCCGATGCTCATAAACTGCTCCAAGCAATTTAAGCGGTCCTCATGCTTTTTGTCGTATTTAATTTTATATAAAATATACCACAGTAGCCCCCCTTTAAGAAGAATATAGCTATACGCCGACGCCTCCTGACGATAATCACACTTCTCCACAGTTTTCAGATTATTACAGTCATTGCTATCACGGACCCCATATTTCAGTAGAATCTTCGCGCAATTGTCGAATGAATAGTCCAACTCCTTCAACATATATTCCCGAATGAGTCTTTTCTCCTTCCTCTTATCTTCGGGCTTCGCCTTCAATGAAAATAGCGACATAAAAAAAGTGGCCCCTAACTCATTGTATGATTCATTCGCATTAAGCCCGTTTTCTCGACTGATATTAGTCTCTAAATTCTTCAATTCCGGAATAAGCGCCTGATTGATTATTTCCCAGTCATAATGGACACTATGAAGGGCCTCGTGAAGTAGAACTTTCGCCAATTCATCCTCGCGCCATATATAAACGGGACCGCCGTAATATTCATTATAAACCTGCGTGCATGCGCTATTAACATCGTCTACTGATATAGGAATAGACAGCTTCTTCGCAATTGGGACCGTAATTAAATAAATATACACATTATTCATAAAATTGAGGACTTTATTTTTATTTACATAGTTAATTCGCAAAAAGACGATAAAAAAGTAATAACGGATGAGCTTCGTTATTGAAGTGATGCTCTTCTGACTTATAAAATGGAAACCGACGACTCCTTGATTAAATATGAGCCGATATTCATAATCATAGATGTTCGTTTTATTAACTTTCGCCCCCAATTTTATCGCGATTTTCTCTGACAAAAATTTGGAGTCTAAATAGACCTTTAATATATCTTTCTTTTCGGTGTCTAATAGCTTCCTTTTGTAATGTAATTTAATTTTGGGCAAATAATATTCCGAATATAAGTGATACATATGAATAAAATCCACTTGTTTTAAATGATTTTCCATATTATCTATAAGAAATTAAAAAGGCAATTCATTGAACTAAAATCATCATTCTTAAAAGTATCTTCTCTTTCCCAAGAGGGCGATTCTTCTGTTTCATCATAATTCTTAAATACTTCGGTCAGTTTGGATGTGATGATAATAATCAAACGCGCATCCTCTTTCTTGAATACGGCGATGGTCTCATTCTCAACACCGCTCAAATCTACTACATAATCCGAATTATTCCCGAACATGATTTTCCGGCTTTCAAACTTTCCTAACTTTTTATAAGAAATTGGGATTACCAAAGATTTTTTTAAGGGGTTGTATTTAATGAGGCCGTTATTCAGTGATAATCGGATAATTAAATCACCAGCCTCCTTGTATTTTTTATGCGTATGTCCCGCATTTTTAAAAGTATATACCAGCTTATTAAAATCGGCCTCTAATTCATACTGGTGGCGAACTTCGGTCTCCTCGAATTTTTTATCTACGAAGGCATACTGGATAAACTTGATTTTTTTCGACTTTTTACAGAGGATATCTTCCGGAAATACGACCATTTTTTTTTCAATGTTCTCATATTTCAAATATTGACTGCTCTTGATTTCCTTTAATCGATGGTTCTCTTTTTCCAATTGCTCAATCCGCGTCTTATCAGTATTTATTTCGATGGTCTTCTTTTCGACATTCGCCTTTAATTTATCGCGCGTCCGATTAACAATGTCGAAAAAGTTGATTCCCTCCATATTTTCAATACCTCCGGCCATTGGGGGCATCTGCGTGAATGTGTGTATCGAAAATTTAATGTCGGCGCCTCCGAGAATATCATCGAATGAGCCCATAAATGGGTTCCCCGATTGCTCCGCGAAAAAGTCATTTATGAAACTATTAATGTCCTTATTTTCGAAAAAGGAATTGAACATTGTAAAAGGGTCGAAATTACCACCGATTGATGTTGGTATTCCTAAATCGTAGTTCCGCCTCTTGATGGGGTCTCCTAATACGGAATAGGCTTCCGAAATCTTTTTAAATTCTGCTTCGGCCTTTTCTTTTTCCCCGTCTGGATTCTTATCTGGATGATATTTCATCGCCAGTTTTTTATAGGCCTTCTTGATTTCTTCTTCATTCGCGTCTTTTGTTATTCCGAGAACTGTGTAATAATTAAGCATATTTTTATTTATATATTAATTTTTAAGTCTTAATTTTACGAGGGGCTTTTGGAGCATTCTCATGGTAGATATGAATTAAATTATAGACAAACGCCTCTAAATGGATGACCTCTTTATTTCCGCAATAGGACGTCCTATTAAAATAACATGCGTAATCCAGTATCCTCTCTTTCTTTTGCTCTGAAGTATTCTTATCTTTCGTAATTATATCCATAAAAACATTAATGACTTCATTGTATGTGAAATGATAGACGTATAAATCATATAGGGCGTTCCGGATTTCTTCTAAAAATGCATCCCCGATTCGCGTTTTCGATATTATTTTCAAATAAAGACTCTCAATGAATTTCCGGAAACTATTTTCGAATGAATCCAGCGACGAAAGGGAGAAATTATGAAATATTGCTATATTTTTTAGAAAACTGTTGAAACTATAATCAAAACAACCGGTTTTTATTTTTTCGATTTCATCTATACTAGTGTGGTATTCTTCAAATGTATTGAAAAAATCAACATAAAATTGTTTAGATGGATTCTGGATATTGAATGGGATTATAATATTAAAGAATGACTTCGGGATTTTGTTTGGGTTCTGAGAAACGCATATGAAATTTGCGCTATCTTCATTCATTTTTATGAGATGAAATAGCGCCTGAAATGCAATATCCCCCAATTTATCAATATTCCAGATGATAATGTTCTTTTTGTATCCAGTCGCGATGTTATTCATGGCGGATACCTCATTGATATATTCGCTGATAATATAACGGTCGTTAATTCCATATTCGGATGGATTAATATCAATACAATTCTTTGATAGTTTCACATTAAAATTGACTTTTGTATTTAGTTTATGTTCATAATTTGATTTAATATTTTTATCTTCGGGATATAGTAATGAAAATAGTTTGTCGATATATAATTGGGATAAATAGGAATTTTGTGAATTAATAATAATTGGACTGAACGATTTAGTTTCTAGATTGTTAAATTTTAGGAAGCGATCAAACTCGGTTTTGATAAGAGTATTATAAAAATATGTTTTTATTTTGTCGGGGATAACGTGTTCCATTATTATATTAATGGTGGTTTTTTCTAAGCCATTTTTTACGTAAAACGGCTTAAAAGAATAACTATTATAGTATATAAAAATGAACTCGTGGATTAAGAAAGAGAAAGATAAAGATAGAGAAAAAGACAGAGAAAAACCAAGGACTAATTGGAGAAAGAACGATGACGGGCGCAATAGGAATAAGAGCGAATTTACAGAAGTTCGCGCAAAATCTGCGTCGGGAGTTGCATCAGTCGTTGTTGGTGGAATGAATGTCGATAAATTTTATGAAGAGATGAAGAAATCATCATTTTCTTGGTTAGAAAATTCTCTTATTTAGGCGAAGTTATTCGTTTTTCAATTAAAGAAATATTACTACTAATAATTATGTTTGGAACAAGTGCGACTGATAAATCGATTTCTACTGAAACGTTGAGTCAGATGATTTATGTTTCAGAAGAAGTTGAATTCGGAACAGTTATCTTTTCTACAAAGGATTGGATTCAACCGTCAGATGAAAAAGATATTGTTAGAGCTACATCATTTATAGCAAATGTAATTACAAAGGCACTTTTAAAATCACAAAAAATAAAGGAGAATAAATTTGATGTTTTAGTTTATTTAGAAAACTTCAAAATAAAACAGATTAATTATCAATTTGTAAAATATTTAGCAGATATTCTTAAACAATTATTTCCAGAGAAATTAAGAAAGGCAGCATTAGTCGACCCACCATCAGTTTTTATACATAGCTATGAGATAATTAAAAAATTTATTGATAAACCTACACGGGCTAAAATGAGCTTGATATCGACAAAAGAGAATCGTATTTTATATGATGATATTATGGACGATTAAAAAATATTATTATATAATATGGAACCTATAACTATATTAATTATTGCGACTGTAATATTAGGATTAATCGCAATTACTGCTGGTATTGTAGCATTCGTCGCATTAAATAAAAGTAATTCTAGTTCAGATATACAGCAATTACAAAAAAATATGGATGAATTTAAAACATCAATTGAGAAAGTAGTTGTTTCACAGGCTCAAGCTTTGAACAGTGGGACTCGTGGTCTTCAAGGGCCGCGGGGCCCATCTGGTTCTCAGGGTCCCCCCGGAATGAGTTATTCTGCGGCCGGACAGTTATTGAATATGGCGACAAAAACAGTAGCTACTCCGACTGCCGGTGCAGGCCCAAACTCTATTATATATTTGGACAGCAAGAATAATTCTCCATTACAGTATTGGTTTTTAGAAAATAATCCGGATGGTAGTGTTCGTGTTAAAAATAAATACTCTGAAAAATGTTTAAATACGGATGGAGGAAATAATGTTTTTAGTGAAATTTGTAGTAAAGAAAAGAATAATATGAATGAACAGTTTATTTGGAATCCACAAATGCAGTTACAATCAAAGAGTCAAAATGGTAAATGTATGACTATTCAAGAATTTACTCGAACTACTGGAAATTCAACAAATAGTTTGGATATGACAACTGGACAACCTCTTGCGAATACCAATAATGGAAACGTAAAAAAGGTAGCATTAGATACTTGTTCATCCTCAATTAATCCGAATCAGACATGGTTTGTTGGTAATTAGTAGTTTTCGTAAAAAATGAAATATATTATTTCTAATATCTTTTATTATTAAAACGCGCTATGAAAATCAAAATGAAACCGACTGACGCAGAAGGTAAAAGGACCTTTGAACAGAATTTGGATGAAATTATGGAAAGGCTGGACAGCTTGAATATGAAGAAGTCTCTATTCCCAGAAGAGTATGATGATATTGAATCGGATTCAGACTGTTCTGATTACGATATATCTTTACACGACGGGGAAGCAGAATATGACTATGTTTTATCGGTTATTTCACTCGTGAAAAAGTCGATTGCTTATTTGAAGCGGACAACGACCCCTTTAAGCGGAGTTTGTAAGACTAAGATACGGCGCTTCTTTAAGAAATTCTACAACAAAATGCGCATTTATTCAAAAGCAATTGTTTTCATTCCGGACCATCCAGAATACTGCGATTTGAATGAATATCAGAAAGGAGTTTTTGGAGCGATTTGTGATTGTCATTATCAGTTGTTCAATATTCTTGCGACGAAGCATCAAAAGACGAACTTTCTGAAAGCGGAACTGCTTAGTGTTTATACACTTATACAGAAATATTTGACGTCGATTCGAGAGTTTATTGATAACGTCGTTGAGTAAGATTAAAAATTGAAAATAAAAAGTTTAATATATTATAAAACAAAAGATGTCTTATAATTTCACTGAATTATCTCGGAAACTGACGAAGCAACTCAGCAAAGAGGAGAAAAAAGAATACGGTATATTCCTCACTCCATTGACCACTATTCAAAAAAACATTGAGTATTTGAGTCCTTACATAAAAGATGGGATGTCCGTATTAGAGCCGTCGTGCGGGTCCTGTCATTTCATATTCTCATTATTAGAAAGCTACGACTTAAATATAACCGGTGTTGAATTCAATAAAAAAATATTTGATTCCATCGCAAAATACGAGACAGAAAAAGTTAGGTTATATAATCATGATTTTATAAAATTCGGAGAATTAGATACTTATGACCTGATTATTGGTAATCCTCCATATTTCGTTATGAAAAAGACGGACGTTCCTTCAATGTATCACAAGTATTTTGATGGGAGACCAAATATTTTCATTATTTTCATAATAAAATCACTCCATCTGTTAAAAAAAGATGGGATTCTGAGTTTAGTATTACCGAAGAGTTTCTTGAATTGTCTGTATTATAACAAGACGCGCAAATACATCATTGAGAACTATAAAATATTGACGATTATTGAATGTGCCGACGAATATCTTGATACTAAACAGGAGACTATTATTTTGGTTGTTCAAAATAAGAAGGATATTTGTGGAAATACGGGATATGTGTTGAATTACGAGGGGAACTATATTTTGGGGAATCAGGCGATTATTGATAAATTGCGGGATTTATATGCGGGTTCGATGACGCTTTCTCAAATGGGCTGTTGCGTTTTTGTGGGGACCATCGTGTGGAACCAGAACAAGGCGATATTGACGAATGATGCGACGAAGACTCGCCTCATATATAGTTCTGATATAAAAGATAATGAGCTAGTATTACAAAAATACGCGAATAAGGAGAAGAAGAACTATATTGATAAAGCGGGATGTAATGAGCCGGTTTTAGTAATTAATCGGGGATACGGAGTCGGTAATTACAAATTTGAATATTGTTTGATTGAAGGTGGATTCGATTATTTGATAGAGAATCATCTTATTTGTGTAAAATGCGATTTGGGAAATGAAGGCGCTGTTTCGATGTATGAGAAGATTATTAGCTCATTAGAGAATCCGAAGACAATTGAATTTATAAAATTATATTTCGGGAACAATGCGATAAATACGACTGAACTTGCGCATATTGTTCCTTTTTTTATTTAATGTAAAAAAGAAATGTTTGAACCATCTACAAAAATATATGAATAAGGATTTTATTCATATATTTATTTTTATAGATTCAATTTCCTTTTGTAAAATAATCTAAATCTGGATCTTTTTGGGTCTAATAACATGGGCTTTTTGGAGAGATATTTGAAAAGCAGGAAATGCGATTCCATTTCCATTTTTCCATCGCAACAATATACTTATTTTTTTGTTTGTTGTTGTTTTTGCCATATACGATGTTTTCGTTTTTGTATATGATTCTATTTGATGAGGAAAACTTTCTTCAAAATGAAATTCATCATTTTTATACATCATATATATTTTCTTTTCTTGTGTTTTCTTCAAATATTCATTTAGTTTTTCAATATCCAGCTCAGATTGTTCAATAATTTTTTGAATGCTTTCTTTTGATTTTGTAATTAGTTCATTGTAAAAAGAAATATCATCATTATTTCCTGTATATCGACTGCTATTTTTACAACCTTTGTAGTATTTTTCTTGAAATTCTTTCATACATTTTGGGTCAGGGGAATGTATTTTTTGGAGATATTCTTCTTCCGATGGAATTTCCATGTTGAATTTTTTTGATATTGGAAGAAGATAATTATTGTAATAATAAGACTCATATGAATTTGTTAAGTATTGACTCGGTTTCATTGGAGAAACAAATTGCGGAATTGAATCTTGCGACGATGAATTAAACTTGAATTCAATATTGAATAGATGTTTTTTGTTCAATGTAATTTCAAAATCATATTTAGAATTTCGACCGCCTTTATGAACGCATTTTATATCATTTATCGGTTCATCCGGTAGTAATTTTTCTAAATATTTATCAGCAGCTTGTCTTAGTCGCTTCCAACGTGATGAAAATATGTAATATTCTGCTGGAATTTTGGAGTTGTAAATTGCTCCAATTATGAATTCGCGCATATGATTCATTTCATCATTGCTTCTTCTTACTGATACATCAAATGCCGCAATTGAATCAAATTGTATTGTTAAGTCATTGTATTTTATATTTGGTAAATTTCGTCTTTTTTCTTGTAAGAATGAAATTGTATTTCCCATGTTTTTATTCTTGTAATAATTAGAAAAATAATATTCATTTTTTTAATGAAAAAAATACTCGGTTTTTTAGAAATTTTTTAATAATTTATTTATTTATGACAACTGTCGCATTAATTACTGGTATAACTGGACAAGATGGCTCTTATTTAGCGGAATTTTTGCTCGAAAAGAAATATATTGTCTGGGGTATTGTCCGAAAGAGTTCGAGTATTAATACTCACAGAATAGACCATCTCTATTCAAATAAGGCCCTTATCCTAAGATACGGGGATTTATCAGATTCCGCAAATATATTACACATTCTTTCAGAAATTAAGACCACATATCCCGAAATGGATCGGCTGGAAATCTATAATTTAGGCGCAATGAGCCATGTGAAAGTCAGTTTCGAAATGCCCGAATATACCGGTAATATTGATGGTCTTGGAGTTCTAAGGCTTCTTGAAGCCATCCGCTCCACTGGCCTACAAGATAAGACCCGCTATTATCAAGCATCCACAAGCGAACTATACGGGAAAGTCCAAGAAACCCCCCAGACGGAGAAGACCACATTCTATCCAAGGAGTCCCTATGGCGTCGCGAAATTATACGGTTTCTGGATAGTTAAGAACTACCGCGAAAGTTATGGGATGTATGCGACGAATGGAATCCTGTTCAACCATGAGAGCCCGCGTCGGGGTGAAACTTTCGTTACGCGCAAGATTACGCGGGGTCTCGGTATGATTTTGCGAGGGGAGCGCGACCGGTTAGTCATGGGGAATTTGGACTCTTTTCGCGACTGGGGACATTCAAAGGATTATGTGAAAGGGATGTGGTTGATTTTACAGAATGAGAGGGCGGATGATTATGTTTTGAGCACTAATGAATATCATAGTGTCCGCGAATTTATTGAACTCTCTTTTGAAATGCGGGGATTTGATATAAAATGGAAGGGAGAGGGATTCGATGAAGTGGGGTATGATAGCAAAACGGGAAGGGAACTCATTTTTGTAAGTCCGAACTATTTTCGTCCGGCGGAAGTGGATATGTTGTTGGGGGATTCTACAAAGGCGCGGAATGAGTTGGGATGGAAGCCGGAATGTAGTTTTATTAATTTAGTCAGAGAAATGGTTGATGGGGACTGTCCTCCAATTCAATCATTTCATGATTTATAATTATATAAATATAATTCATGTGTATATATTTAATTCCACAGCATGGGTTGTGTAATAGATTGAGTTGGGTCTGTGGATTTTATTCATATTGTCGGGCGATGTCGCACCGATGTCCGAATAAGGAATGTATATGTTATATAAGATGGACTCCTGCGAGAGCTTGTAATGGACACTTCTTAGAGATTTTTAAGGCTTTCCCGCATTCAAAATTTGTTGACAATGATAGTGAAGTTCCGAGGGGGGTAAAAAGGTATTCGGGTCAACATAGCATAGCAAACGTTTATTCAAAAATATTGAAAGTTGATATTATAACACCGGAGGTCGAATGTGAGATTTTTGGATTACTCCGGTTTAATGATGAAGTTCGAAAAATAAGTCATGATTTTGTTAAAAAATATTTCAATAAAAATAATACAATTGGGCTTCATGTTCGTAGAACGGACCACATCGGTTTAGCCAAAGGGCGCGGAAATTATACTGATGACGCATATTTCTTCAAAGTTATTGGAGATGAAATTGAAAAGGAGGCGGGAGTTGTATTTTTCTTATCGACCGATAATAGAAATACGCAAGAAATGTTTTTGAATAAATATCCTAAAAATGTGGTTGTTTATAAGATGATTGAAAAATTAGAGAATAGTTTCCGTCATACAAGCTTGTTTGATACTGGGATTGATATGAGCCTTTTAACTTATTGTAAGCGCGTGGAGGGGTCATTTCATTCTTCGTTCAGTCGCATCGCTGTCATGTTGAATTTGAATCGGCGAAAGCAAATTGAGAAAGCGACCGAAGAATTGGATAAGTATGTTTTCCACCGCGCCCCTTTTTCACGCTAAACGCGTGTAAAGGTGCGAACCCCCAAAAAGACCCAGAATCAGACTTTTTTATTACACATTCACAACTTTGTTTATTGAGGTTTAAGCCGCTACTTAAAACCGTATAAAACCGTACCCGCTGGGATGAGCTATGCTCATCCCAAGGGGTAGGGAAATGCGTTATACGCATTTCCGTATAATCAGATTAAAAAATTGGATGTAGTAGATGGGTCTTGGAATCATCCTCATTCTCTCTGGATATTACGATTTTATTTTTTTTGGTTTTTAATGACGTAAGCGGATACGCCATGCCTTAATATATTTCTATATCAAGACACGATTTTTTATATCTAAATCATTTATGAATATCTATTTTATTTCTGTGGTACTTCAATTCCCTATTAGATATTACAGATTTGATACATAGTTATGATTTTTATTTTTGTTATTTATTGAGGATATTCTTGATTAATCATAAAACATTTCATCCTATAATATAATATTTAGTTTTCTTTAAACTGAAATAATTATAAATTTACGATTATACTTAAAAAATAGCATTATACAGTTTATATATGACAATGTCATATATAAACTCTAGAACTATAAATCACGAAGTGATTTATAGTTATACGGTTTTATACGGTTTTAATCAACTGTTAACTAACCCTCTGCGTTTAGCGGGAAAAAGGGGTGTTTTGGGGGTTCGCACCTTTACCCGCGTTTAGCGGGAAAAAGGGGCGTTTGGATACAGTCCAATTCCGACCATTCCTCCCTCCGAGATAACTACATCGTCCAAAATTCCAATTTCCTGTGCAGTCGCTTTAAGAGTCGCAATCAGTTCCTTACGATAATTATGATGGCGGTCGAGTTCAATGAAGACGGCCCGCTCCTCATGCGTGGCTGTCATACCAATTAGTGAAATATATATTATTCCACTTCGCAAATCAACGAAGTTTCCAGTCAGCGTATAATCGACCTGCGATAAATAATAGAGCGCCTTTTTGATGAGGACGTTTATTTTTGTATAAAGTGCGTGTTCGCGAATATTTTTGAAATGTAATGTTTTATTTATTTACAAAGTAAATAAATAAAACATCTAGATATAAATATCCTTAATATTTATATGTATGAGTTTGAGTTCTGGCCCTCTATGATATACACATCCACATTCTGTCATATAGTGGTTCATTTCTAAATCACCCAGCTGGGAAAGCGCTTTATCGAGCTTTCCTCCTCAGACGATTCCGATGTCCCAACCTTCGGCCACTTTTTTCCGGATAGAAGTCTTCATTTCGGGCCCGACTGACTTGCTTGATTCCGTGATGGTTCCATCAATATCAAATAGAAGGATTCGCCTCATTTATGTTTTAATTATTGAATTAAATTTCCAAAATTGGACGTGTTGGATGTATTTTCAAAAACTATACTTTTTTGAAAATTGCACATATTATTAGTATAATATTTGGTTGTATAAACTGATTTTATTTTTATAAAAATTGATGGTTAAAAATAATAAAATTTATATGATTTGATACACATCACTACAAAGAATGTCTGACAAACTGTTAGAATACCAACAACTTGAAGAAATAGAAAGGTGGGGGGAGAATCATGAGCAGTCGTTAATCGAATACTTTGATCAAGCGCTCCTCGCGTTCTTTTACTCGTTTCAATCCGCCGTGAAGCAGCTGCAGGCCGTTTTCCCGAGTTGCTACAGGCGGACCTTTGAAATAAATCCATCGAACGCGATGAGAAGTCGTGTTTGCTCTGAGAACAGGCTGCTGCTGATAACCGGAGGGCGATTGTGCGCGACGCTTGCTCGAAGGCTGCTTTGCTTCAACGGCGAATGCGCGGTTTTTCACCATAACGCGCTCAGGCTGGGCACGAGCGCTCTCTCTCGCCGCCACTTCTTGCGCAACTCGTCGGCGACTTGTGTGGCGACTCTGACGGAGCACAGCAGCTGTGTTACCTCTGTGGCGTTTCACCCTACTGCGCCACTTCTGGCAACCGGCAGCTGGGACAACACCGTGAGATTATGGCTGCTGTCCTCCGACAACTCATCTGCGACTTGTGTTGCGACTCTGGAGGGGCACAGCAGCCTTGTTCTCTCTGTGGCGTTTCACCCTACGGCGCCGCTTCTGGCAACTGGCGGCAGCGACAACACAGTCATATTGTGGCGGCTGTCCTCCGACAACTCGTCTGCGACTTGTGTTGCGACTCTGGCGGCGCACAGCCGCTGGGTTAACTCTGTGGCGTTTCACCCTACGGCGCCGCTTCTGGCAACCGGCAGCAGCGACAACACGGTGAGATTGTGGCTGCTGTCCTCCGACAACTCGTCTGCGACTTGTGTGGCGACTCTGGCGGAGCACAGCCGCGCTGTTTACTCTGTGGCGTTTCACCCTACGGCGCCGCTTCTGGCAACCGGCAGCGGCGACATGACCGTGAGATTGTGGCTGCTGTCCTCTGACAACTCGTCTGCGACTTGTGTGGCGACTCTGGAGGGGTACAGCAAGGGTGTTTACTCTGTTGCGTTTCACCCTACAGCGCCGCTTCTGGCAACCGGCAGCTGGGACAAGACCGTGAGATTATGGCTGCTGTCCTCCGACAACTCATCTGCGACTTGTGTGGCGACTCTGACGGGGCACAATGACATTGTTTCCTCTGTTGCGTTTCACCCTACGGCACCGCTTCTGGCAACCGGCAGCGACGACGACACTGTGAGATTGTGGCTGCTGTCCTCCGACAACTCGTCTGCAACTTGTGTGGCGACTCTGGCAGGGCACAGTGGCTCTGTTAACTCTGTGGCGTTTCACCCTACGGCGCCGCTTCTGGCAACCGGCAGCAGCGACAACACTGTAAAATTGTGGCGTTAATCATAAGTGATTCGCCCTTAATTATAATTTTAGTTTTTTCTTTGAAATTTTATAATATTCTATATTCCATTTTTATAAATTTTTCCTCAAAATGAAATTCATTTTGAGCCCAACCATCTTACTTTATTCCATAATAGTTCTTATAATAACACGCCTCATTTATGTTTTAACTCAACAATTAAATTTCCAAAATCGGACGCGTTGGATGTATTTGATAAATAGCTGGAATACGATGGAATTTACGGATATTATCGGTATAATATTTGGTTGTATAAACTGATTTTATTTTTATAAAAATTGATGGTTAAAAATAATAAAATTTATATGATTTGATACACATCACTACAAAGAATGTCTGACAAACTGTTAGAATACCAACAA